ATAAGTGATGGGAGTGTGAGGTGTAATGTAATGGCTAGAGAAAGAGATCCTAACAGAGACAAAGCATATCAATTATGGAAAAAGCATAATGGGGAAATAACGAATAGAGAGATAGCAAATAAACTTGATATAGACGAAAAGAAAGTAGCTGTATGGAAATCGCGTGATAAGTGGGATAGCGCTACAACAAGTGATAACGTTGTACAACGAAATAAGGTTAAAAAAAACAATGTTGTACAACAAAAACAGAGTAAAACAAAAAATGTTGTACAACAAATTACAACAAAAGAGGAATATAAAGAACCGATTATCGAATCTGATAATTTAACGGACAAGCAAAAACTTTTTTGTGTATATTATCTTAAATATTATAACGCCACTAAAGCTTACCAAAAGGCTTATGGGTGTTCTTATGCTACTGCTAATACAGAAGGGTCTAAACATCTCGTAAAACCACGTATCAAGGCAGAAATAGACCGTATCAAAGCGGAAAGGGCAAGAGCGGTGCACTTAGATGTTGAAGCAATTCTTCAAAAGTACATGGATATAGCCTTTGCTGACATAACGGACTTTGTGGAGTTTGGTCAAAAGGAATATGAAGAAACGGACAAAGATGGCGAGCCTATACTAGATGATAATGGTGACGTCGTTAAAAATTCTTATAGCTTTGTAGGATTAAAGAATGCTAATGAAGTAGATGGAACTATCATTTCGGAAGTAAAAAAGGGTAAAGATGGCGTATCAGTTAAATTAGCGGACAAAATGAAAGCTTTAGAAATGCTAACAAAATTTGCGGCTGCTTTACCTGAAAATGCTTTAAGGTTGTTACAAGAAGAGAAACTAAAAGCAGAAACAGAACTAACACAAGAAAAAGTAAAACTTATCAAAGGGCAGAAGAAAGATACTTCATTGCTTGAAGCACTTATCAATGTTAGGAGAGAAACAGAATGATTACATTCTCACCTAAACAAAAGCAAATCATAACCGCTCCTTACGATGTAACGTTAGAAGTTAATGAAGGTACGCCGAGATCAAGTAAAACGACAGCTGGTGTATTTAGGTATGCTGATTATTTAACTCGTACTAGAGACGAAAACCATTTAGTTGTAGCTTATAACCAGGAACAAGCTTATCGGTTGTTTATGGAATGTGACGGATTCGGTCTTATTCATATATTTGGTGACTTAGCGCAAATGAAACATGATGATAACGGAGACCACTTGCTTGTACACACGCCTAAAGGAGTGAAGAAGGTTTATTACAAAGGCGGCGGAAAGGTAGATAGTAAAAAAGCTATCACTGGTATGTCGTTAGGTTCAGTTGTTTTCTGTGAAATAGACTTATTGCATATTGACATGATTCAGGAGTGTTTTAGACGTACCTTTGCTGCTAAAGACCGATATCATTTAGCGGACCTTAACCCACCCTCTCCTAATCATCCAGTGATTAAAGAGGTATTCGAGGTACAAAACACTCGCTGGGTTCATTGGACAATCGATGATAACCCAATCATTACAGAAGAACGTAAACAAGAAATATACGAAACTCTAAGTAAAAACCCTTATTTGCTGCAGCGTGACTGGTACGGAAAGAGGGTTATTCCTGCTGGTGTAATCTATAGCATGTTTAATTTAGAGAAGAATCAAATACCAGAGTTAACAGGAAAGAAAATTGAAATGTATTTTAGCGGTGATGGTGGTCAATCAGATGCAACAAGCATGAGTTGTAATATTGTAACTCGTCACAAAGGCAAGAAGAGGGCGTATGACTTCAAGTTAAATAGAGTGGCGCATTACTACCATTCAGGAGCAGATACAGGCGAAACAAAAGCAATGAGCGTGTATGCGAAGGAATTAAAACAGTTCATATTATGGTGTGAACAAACATATGGCATGAGACGTACAGAAGTATTCATCGATCCAGCGTGTAAATCGTTGCGAGAAGAATTACACATGGTTGGCATACAAACGCGTCCTGCTAATAACAACGCTCACGACATAAAAGGTTCGTCAAAAGGAATTGAAGTTGGTATCGAACGATTGCAGAGCGCAATGACCAACGAACAATTTGTATTAGTGGAGCAACCGAATGACCAATACGACCACTACAACTTCATGAAAGAGTTAGGAATGTATGCACGAGATAAAAATGGTAAGCCGATAGACGACTTTAACCATTCATTAGATGAATGCCGGTATAGCAACAATTACTTTTATAAAAGGTATGTACTTTAGGGAGGAATTAAAATGGATAATGACTATAAAAGGGCAATTGCTGATGCGATGGAAGAAGGGTTGAAGGAAGTAGGACACATTATACAACCGAGAGAAAGAAAAATCATAGGAATGACAATCGAATTGACGATAAAAACATTACAACGTATTGAAGAAATCAAAACTAATAAACAGGAGGGATAACGTGGCTAGAGAATTCGAAAAAGCGGTAGAATTATTATCAGTTCATTTTAATGTAGATGAAGACAAAGCAAAGAGAATGGTTGAATATGCGTTTGCGAAAACAGAAAACGCAGGTGCTGATGTTTGTGTAGATGATAAAAACGATCTTAACTATCACCATGAAATAAAAATCCCTAATTATCATCATGAATTTCAATTGCCTGTTTACGATTTTAGCTTAAATGAACCAGCATGCGAACCTCCGATTATTAAAGGTGCTGTCTTTGAAGAACATACTTGTTGCGGTAATCCAGATAAAAACGGATTTACTTCATCAAGCGGATTAAAAGAATTGCCAATAGAAAGAACAGGGCATGAATTTGATTGCCGTATCAACATTGAATCAGTAACAATAAACGTATCTTCCGAAGCAGATATATCCTCTATCGCAAAAGAGTTGAATCAATTATCGGGGATGAAGTTGAGAAAGGGTGGTATAGGTGCCTAAATACCGTAAGAAGCCAGTTGTTGTAGAAGCTGTGAAGTTAGAGGATGAATATCAATCCATATATGATGCGGTTGAATTTTTGTTTAATATCGGTATGGAAACTAGTGTAATTGGAGCAAACGCTACTGTAAAAATGGTTAAAGATGATGGCGGTATCTTTATTCAAACGTTAGAAGGTACTATGAAAGCTGAATTTGGTGACTATATTATCAAGGGGATTAAAGGCGAGTTCTATCCTTGCAAGCCGGACATATTCGAGCGAACGTATCAATTAGAAGTTTAATAGGAGGAAATATGATAATATTTTTTGATACCGAATTTACGGGATTACACAAAAATACAACTTTAATCAGTATAGGACTAGTATCAGATAACGGCGAGGAATTTTATGCAGAGTTTACCGATTACAATAAACACCAAGTAGATGAATGGTTACAAACTAACGTTATTGATAACTTAGTCATTCCTGATGAATTAACTAAACAGAAAATAAATAATTTTAAAGGTGATATGAATTATATTCAACAAAAACTAAGAATTTGGCTATCGCAATTTGAACATGTAGAAATTTGGTCTGATTGTTTAGCTTATGATTGGGTGTTATTTAATCACATCTTCGGTCATGCCTTCAATATTCCTAAGAATGTTTACTATATCCCCTTTGATATTTGTACTCTGTTTAAGATAAAAGGAATTGATCCAGACATAAATAGAGAAGAGTTTGCTGGTATAGAGGGCAATAAACACAATGCCTTGCATGATGCCAAGGTAATTAAAGCCTGTTATGAAAGATTAATAGGACTATGAGTCTTGTTAAATAATAAGGGGGTGAACAAATGTTCAAAAGTTTCCTCTCGAAAATAAGGGGGTTGTTTGAGAAGATGGGACTCTTGCAAAGTGTAAAAGAAGTATCGGATCGCACGAATTTTTTAATATCCGATAACATGCACAATCATATTCAATGGTGGTTAGCTTTGTATAAGGGGTATTTGCCTAAGTATAAAGATGAACCGTTCCACGATATCACATACACTACGTTAAACGGTCAGAAATCACGTAGAATGCTTAGTTTAGGAATGCCTAAGGTAATTGCTTCTGAAATGGCTAATCTCGTGTTTAATGAGCAATGTAGCATAAATGTAAGTGATGAAAACTTTAATGAGTTTATCGAGAAAACATTAGATGATAACGGATTCTATGATAAATTTCAAAACTATCTTGAATATATGTTTGCTACTGGTGGCATGGTGATAAAGGTTAACTCGCCACAACCGAAGATAAACCAACAAACAGAGCAGAAAATCAATTTATCCTTTGTACACGCTGATTCTTTTATCCCTCTCACATACGACGGAAAAAGAATCATGGAAGGAATATTCGTTAACGAAACAGTAAAAGGCAAGTATTATTACACGCTCATGGAAATACACACATGGGAAAATGGAGTATATACGATAAAAAACAGGTTGTTTAAATCGGAATCGAAAGCAGATTTAGGGAAAGAGGTTGCGCTTTCTGAAATGTATGGAGAGTTAGCCGAACTAATCGAGATTCCAGGATTAAAACAGCCTCTTTTTGTGTACTTTAAGCCGAATACCGCTAACAATATTGACTTGTATAGTCCGTTGGGTACATCTATCTTTTCAGGGTGCATGGACACGCTTAAAACATTGGATACAATCTATGATAGTTATCAGAGAGAATTTAAGTTAGGTAAGAAGAAAATTATCGTTCCTGCTACTGCTGTGAAAGCAATACCGGACGAAAATGGAAATATGCGCAGATACTTTGATACAGATCAAGAAGCATATGAAGCGCTCAACTTGGAAACGGACGATGATTCCATCAAAGAAATTAGTTTTGAGTTACGTGTGCAGCAACACATTGACGGTATTAATCATAATTTGAATATATTAGCTACTCAAATAGGATTCAGCGCAGGAGCCTTTACTTTTGATTCAAAAGGATTGAAAACCGCTACTGAAATCGTAAGCGAGAATAGTAAAACGTACAGAACACGCAATGGCCATGTCACATTGATTGAAGAGGGATTAATTGATTTAATTGACGTTATTGGAGACGTTGCGGATTTATATGAGTTATACAGCAAGCCGGAAGAATATGAGGTAACAATTAACTTCGATGATTCGATTGCAGAGGATAGAACGTCAGATGCTGCTTACTGGATGTCGTTATCTAATAGTGGTCTTGTGCCGAAATGGTATGCGCTTATGAAGATATTAAAAACAACGGAAGAAGAAGCGAAACAATTAGTATCTTCTAGCATGGAGGAAACGCCGCAACAAACAGAGTTGTTTGGTGATGGTGTATGAGTTTACAAGACATCTACTTACAATTAGAAGCGGAATTGATGCGGAGAATCGCCTTGTTTTTCGCTTCTAATCAATCTTTATTAGATGACAACCCTCTACAGTGGAACATGAAAAAACTAAGCGATTTAGGGGCGTTAACGGATTCTAACAAGAAACTAATAGCAAGGTATATGAATATAACCATACCAGAGTTAAATACGCTATTAGAAGAACAAGGAATACAGTCATTAAGCGAGCAAGAAGCGGAGATGGCAAAGGCTGCGGTTAACGGTAGATTAAAAACAGCGGTGCCAATTGCGGAAGATGCTTCATTGTATGCCACTCTTAGTACCTTCCAAGCAAATACTCGTGATAAACTTAATTTAGTAAATACAAGCATTGTAGGGAATGCGGAAGAGAAAGTTAAACAAGTAATTAGCCAGGTAACTGCAGAAGTATTATCTGGTGTAAGTACATCTCAACAAGCATTAACGAGATTCGCAGGACAATTCGCAGAAGAAGGCGTACCAGCTTACGTATCTTATAAAAATAATCGACAATATTCCATTGAAGCTTATACGCAAATGGTAGTCAGAACGGTTACTAATCAAGTCACAGCCGAAATGCAAATGACAAGAGCGGAATCGTATGGCGTCGATTTAATTGAAATATCAAGTCATGGTGGAGCGAGACCGAAATGCGCTCCATACCAAGGAAGGATATATTCCAAGTCAGGGACAAGCAAAAAATATCCACCTTTATCTAAGACAAGTTATGGAGAGGTAGACGGATTGGCGGGAATTAATTGTGGCCATCGCTTTTATCCTTATTGGGAAGGCAAGAGCAGACAAACGAATAAGCCTCTTCCGAAAAAAGAAAATGACCGCATCTATAAAGAAAGTCAGAAACAGCGCGCCTTAGAGCGTGCTATTCGTCATGCAAAAAGGGAACGCGATTTCTTAAAGAATGCGAATCTACCTTATGAAGATGCACAACGTAAAGTATCGAATGCACAAGCTAGAATGAGAGAATTTATTGACAGCACGGACAGAACAAGAAGATATGATCGCGAAAGAGTTATAACAAATTAGGAGGAATAGTATGAACTTCGGAAAAGCTCTAGAAAAACTAAAAGAGGGTTACTCGATTCGCCGTGTTGGTTGGAACGGAAAAGGACAATTTGTTTATCGTATTACCGGACAAGAGTTATCTACAAAAATGAAATATGGTTACGGTGAATATGAAGGAGAGCCGAGATTTGCAAATACATTAGTTTTGAAAAACGCTCAAAATTTATTAGTGGTTGGATGGGTTCCTTCAATGGGAGACTTATTCGCAGAAGATTGGGAGGTAATCTAATAATGATTTTAACTAAACAACATTTACAAAATAATTTTGCGAAAGCAAGAGAAACAAATTCACCTTATGTTTTCGTCGGTATCAAAGCAGAAGGAGTATCAGAGGTTATTGTAATTCCTAAAAAGTCTTTCGATGCCAAAGAACAATTTTATATGAATGCCTACAGTGAGGATTTAACTCATGTTATGAATAATAATGTGATGATTACAGGATTAAGTTATGGAGATGCGGATCAAATTCCTAATATTATTTAATACATGTCTTTAAGCAACAGACATTAAACAGGCTTATTTTCTTTGTCTTTTATTCGGTAAGACGTTAAAGAAACGAAAGATAATTACCCTTATGGGAGGACTATTATATGAAATTTTTAAATAAAGCCGATCAAGCGGCAAATCTTGAAGGCAAATTATTACGATTAAACTTACAAACTTTCGCTGATGAAGTACCAACAGGAGATAATCCACCTGCTGATACACCACCAAGCGATACACCACCTGTTGATACGCAACCAACAAAGACGTTTACGCAAGATGACGTAAACAGCGTTGCGGCAAAAGAAGCTAAGAAAGCACAAGAAAAGCTTCTTAAACAATTAGGAATTACAGACTTTGAAAACGCCAAAGAAGGAATGAAGAAGTTCCAAGAATGGCAAGAGTCACAAAAAACAGAAGCACAGAAACAAATGGAGCGATTACAAGAATTAGAGACTAACTTCCAAAGCGCGCAAGAAGCGAAATCTAATCTTGAAATGCAAGTAGCTGTTTTATCTGCTGGTGTAGTAAAAGATTATGCGCAAGACGTTGCAGCATTAGCTAAAAACTACATGACAGAAGAGGTTGATATTAACCAAGCTGTACAAATGGTAGTAGAGAAATACCCGCATTTTACAGGTGAGCAGAAACAAGATACACCGCCTAAACCTTCATTCGGGCAAACACAATATCAAAAGCAAGAAGTTACCGAAGCTGATGCGTGGGCACAAGCTTTCGGAATTAAAAAATAATAAAACGGAGTGATTAAATCATGGCAACAGTAAACTATGCAACTCAATACCAACAAGCATTACAACAAAAATTCTCAAATGAATTAATGTTCAGTGCGTTATATAACACACCTAACAACAGAACCGTTCAATGGGTAGGAGCTAAAACAGTTAAACTTCCTAAAATTACGGTTGGTGGATTTGTAGACGTTGACCGCGATGTAGTAGGTTCGTTTACTCGACGTGCTGATAACGCTTGGGAAACTAAAACGCTAGATCATGACCGTGAGTATCGTACTTTAGTAGATCCACAAGATATTGACGAAACAAACGCAGCTTTATCTATTGCTAATATCACAAATGTATTTAATACCGAGCAAAAGATTCCTGAACAAGATAAATATGCTGCTTCTAAACTTTATTCAGAGTTTACTACTGCTGGCGGTACTGCTGTAACAACTGCTTTAACAGTAGATAACGTACTATCCATTTTCGATGACTTGATGGAAGATATGGACGAAGCAGAAGTACCACAAGAAGGTCGTATCTTATATACAACCCCAGCTGTTAAAAAGTTATTGAAAAACGCTGAAGCAATCCAACGCACGTTGGAAGTTAGAGATCCTAATCAATCGGTAAATCGTTCTGTTCGTTCTCTTGACGAAGTAACAATCGTGACTGTTCCTTCTTCTCGTATGAAAACTGCTTATGATTTCACTGATGGAGCGGTAGCAGATGCAGCGGCTTTACAAATCAATATGATTTTGGTTCATCCAAACGCTGTTATCACACCACAAAAATATGAGTTTGTTTCACTAGATCAACCTTCTGCAACTAGCGGTGGGAAATACCTATACTATGAGCGTTTATACTGGGATTTATTCGTAGTAGAAAGCAAAGTAGGCGGCGTGCAATTCCACACAGATGCACCAGTAGCGGGATAATTTCCCGCTTTTTTTCTTAAATAAAAGGAGGCCCATACCATGAAAGTGAAAAAGAATAACAAAACATTAACTATTCCAGAAAGCAGATTAAATTCTTACTTAAAACAAGGATATGATCGCATTGATGAAGAGACAGGGAAAATTATCGAACGCGCTACTGGTGGACGTTCTGTATCTTTGCCAGAATATAACAAGTTGCTAGATGAAAAAGAAAAACTTGCTGAAGAAGTAGCAAAATTAAAAGCAGAAAATAAGAAGCTAAAAGCCGAAGCGAAAAAGCAAGGTGAATAGCCATGTCTTATATTACCGTTGAATACTACCGAAGTGATTACATCGGGGAAGAGGTAACGGATGATTTAACACTACAAAAGTATATAAATCGTGCTTCTGATCTAATTGATACGTTAACGAAATATCGAATTGCGATGGTAGGGTTAGATAAACTGCCTACATTCGTACAAACGCAAGTAATGAAAGCTACCGCTGCACAAGCAGAATATTACGCTTTGCATGAAACTGTAAATGTTGGCGTGTACGATGACGATGCTTCTAGCGCTTCAATCGGTAGTTTCAATTACAACAAAGGTAACAAAACGTTAACGAGAAAACAAGAAATGGTTAATCCTAAAACAACAACTTATTTAGCGCCTACAGGATTGATGTATGCAGGGGTTGATGTTCGTGGTTAAAGTAAAAGCAATTCCTAAGAAGTTATTGCCGCACACCATTGAATATGAACGTTTTGCAGGAGATGGACGGAACGGTCCTACTTATGATATGGCTATAACGGTCACAAACGTTCGTGTAGAGCCGACAAGCGAAAAGTCAATAGATAACAATGGAGAACAAATACAATTGAAATCCAAGCTATTTATTGATGCTATTAATTCAAGTCCTCTTATTGATTTAAAAGAAAAATCAGTCGTTCATTTCAATGAAAAAGACTATTATGTTCAATCTATAGCAACTTTTTATACAGATAATTCACTTGTGCATCATTGGGAATTGGGGTTGGTGTAAATGGCCGGAATCGAATTTAATACAGCAAACATTTCTTCAAGAATAAGAAACACTCTAGAGGAAACGCAAAAAATATTAGATGTTCAGGTATTAAAAGATTCTAACTATTATGCTCCACAAGATACAGGTGAATTACAAAGGAGTGGAGACCGTTTAACGATACCTGGCAGCGGTAAAGTTATTTGGGAAACACCTTACGCAAGACGATTGTACTATGGTATAACCTTTAATTTCTCCAAAGATAAAAACGCAAACGCTGGTCCTCTTTGGTTCGAGCAAGGGAAAAGCACGTTTTTATCTGATTGGGTACGAATTGTACAAAATGATTTTAATGATAGATTTTAGGTGGTGAAAAAATGGACTTTTTAGACAGAATGCTAGATAAATTAGAATCCGATGTAACGTTATTTACTTTCGTTCGCAAAGGATTGCTTGCAGAAGGAAACTCTATAGCGGTTAGACAAACTCCTACGCCACCTAATACGACTTATTTAAACAAAGATAGAATTGATAATTATGGTTTTCAATTCTTAGTGCGTCACAAAGACGTTTTAACAGCCGAAAATACGATTCAATCAATCCATGGATATCTTTGTAACCGAACTGACATAGAATCGCACGACGATAGCTTTAAGCTCATTAATATAGATGTCTCCACTATGCCGAATTGGGTAGGCGTTAGCGAAAGAGGCGAATATGAATATACCGCTATTTTTCAAGCGGAATTACAAATAAATGGAGGTATAAACAATGGCTAAAACAGGTTTTGCTTTAAACTCTGAAAATAAATTTGAAATTGACGTTACACCAGGTTCTACAGAAACATATGAAATTTTAGCTGCTGGATTATCAACATTCGATCCACAGTGGAATGAAGAATTAGACCAAACTCAATATATGGATGGAGACGGATTCGCTTCTTCTGATGTAACCGGAGCGCAGTTGGTCATTAGTTTTGAAGGACATAGAAAGTTCGGTGATGCCGCACAAGATTTTATTGCTAGTCTACAACCTGCATTAGGAGAGGATCGTAAAACTAACTTTAAATGGACTGACGCAAACGGTGACGAATTTTCAGGTAATGTAACTGTTGCTAATATTGTCGGCGGCGGTGGAGATGCAAACGCAAAGAATACATTTTCTTTCGAAATTCATTTCAATGGAAAACCGACGTTTACAGCAGCACCCGTAACTCCTTAATAACAATTTAAACTCACAAATTTGAAGCCGCCTTTTATAGGTGGCTTATTTTAATTAATCGGAGGATGAAAATAAATGACTATTAAAATTCAAGTTGAAAAAGTAACAGAAGAAGTAGAAATCGGTTCTTCCGTTTATACGTTGGATTTAAGCGATGAAAAAATCGAGGAAAAGTTATCTTTTTATGACAAGTTTAAAAACAAAGTCGATAAATACGAAGGCGTGGATATCGCAACTGTTGATGCAGAAACAAGAAAAGAAATCATGGATGATCGAAAAGAAACTGTAAAAGAAATGCTTGAATCTCTATTAGGAGAAGGAACGTTTGAAAGTGTCTATAACGATGTTGGCCGTTCTATTGTTGTTATGAGTAATGTTATCGTCCAATTAACTGACGTGATGAAAAATCGAATCGCTCAAATTAACGAAAGCAGCAAATCCTATTACACAGGTGAATAATGTTTAAGCTCACTGATCGATTTAACGATGATGTTATCGAATATAAAGGACAAAAGTTGCATGTTAATTTAGCATTCGACGTTGTGCTTAGAGCGTATGAATTAATGGCTGATAAGCGTTTTAACAGGATGGAAAAAGCGCTTATTTTTTTTGATATGTTTATTGTTGATCACAAATCTTATTCGTTTTCTTTTCAAGATAAAAATATAATCGTTAAAACAATTTTCGAAGAATTATTAGGATATAAAAAAGACGAGCAGAGTTCAGGGAATAAAAAATCTTACGACTTAACTATAGATGCTCCATATATTTACGCTTCATTTTTGCAGGATTACAACATTGATTTATTTGAAATGCAAGGTAAGTTACATTGGCATAAGTTTTTAACGTTATTAAACAGCCTAAGCAAAGATACAAAGTTAGTAGAGGTTATCAATATAAGAGAACAAGAAGTGCCGCCACCTACCAAACATAATGCGAAAGAAAGACAGAGAATTATGGAGTTAAAACGCATTTATCGACTTGAAAGTGAGGAAGAGGTAGTTATTGAAGCGGATAAGAGAATGGCTAGTATTTCAGAAGCTATAAAAAAACAGGCCTTGCGTAAAAAGGGGGGATAAACAATGTCGGATGGGCGTATTGTTATTGACACCCAAATCAATACAGATAACGTTGATACGGATTTATCCAGGTTAGAGCGTAACTTACAAAGAGCTGGAAACAATTTAAACGAAACAGCTAGTACGATTACTCAATCATCACAGACTGCTAGTGACGCAATAGGAACGCTTGAACGTGATACGAGAAGTCTATCTAGCGAAATAGGGAATTCAAGCAGTACGATAAATAGTGCCGCATCTAGTAGTAGTTCTAGTATAGGCTCATTTGCTGATTCTTCCGTAGATTCATATAGAGAAGTTAGAAGAGCTCATCGCGAAATGATGCGTCAATTACGCGAAACTCCTGAATATAGAGAATACAGACAAGTTAACAATCAATTGCGGCTTATGCAGATGCAAATGAGGTTAACGAATGAAAGAGGCATGATGCCGTTTAGAGTACAAATGGCAAGAGTGGAGCATCAAATGTTCGGCCTAGCGCAACAAATGGGAAATTATTCAGGCACAACGCAAGATTTCATGAACCAAGTAAGACAAATGGGTAATGATCACAAAAGAGCAACAGATGCAATGATAAACGCTAATAGAATGTTAGGTGCTTCGTTAATTCGTACAGCTGGCACAATGATGAATATGACAACGCAAGCACAACGCATTAGTGATAACTATACTAGAATGGCTAATCCTATGTACACTGTAAACCGAGCTGGGTTAAGAGTAGCGGACACAATGAATAGGATCGCTAATAACGGAAACGCTGCTGTGCTATCGCTTAGATTATTAGGTCCAAACGCAAGCATGAAAGATTTATTAAATATGCAAATGATGATAAATCAAGGGTTAATGCGTTTTCAAATGGTTGCGTTAGCAGCGGCGGCTACAAGCGCTCTTTTATACGGAGCATTGCACAGACAAGCAATGGAAACGAATAAGGCATACAGTGAAGCTTTTAACACAATGAGGAAAAATCTAATTAAAGCTTTTGAGCCAATGGTAGAAGTATTTGCGATGGTAATGATTCCTGTTTTTAATTTTATCAACGCTATTGCCGAAATGGCTATAGCTTTTAATGAAGCACATCCAATTTTAGCGAAAGTAATACAAGGAATATTAATGCTTATTCCGCTGTTAACATTAATATTATCTCCACTTGCGATAGGTATAGGTCTTATATATGGTATGCAAGCGGCTTGGGCTAGTGTTTGGATGCTAATCGGTCCGTTTATTACTGGACTAGCTGCTATGAGTGGGACGGTATGGTTAGTAGCTGGTGCAATTGTTGTATTAACCACTGCGTTGGTAACTCTCTGGAATAAAAATGAAGCGTTTAGAAATGCAATTATTAATAGCTGGGAATTTATTAAATCGAAGGCTATTGAGGTATTTGGTTATATTCCTGGATTACTACAAAAGGTAGAAGAATCATTAAAAGGTGTATGGAACTCTGTTAATAATGCCTTTAATGGTGATTTCAGCGGTATTTTAGATATATTTAAGTCTTTGGCTCCTAGCATCATAGGTATTTTAGTAGGAGGACTACCTGGTATATTGATTTCATTGTCTAGGTTCTTCCCGGAAATAGCGGAATATATAACTTCTAACATGCCTGTTATTTTGCAAACGATCGATAACTTATTAACTAGCATAACAGATTTTATCACTAATAATCTACCTAAATTAATTGAAGCTGGCGCAGAAATTTTACTTAACCTAGTTCAAGGATTAACAAATGCAACGCCTAATATAATTAACGCTATTATTAGTGTGTTAGATACGATAATCCAAACTATCGTTACGTATTTGCCAGTAATATTAGATGCCGCATTGAAAATTATAGGAGTATTAATAAAAGGTATATCTGTTTTATTGCCTGCGATTATCGAAGCTGGCGTTCAACTGATTGTTGCTTTAGTCAACGGTATATTGCAGTCCATTTCTCTGTTATTGCCAGTTGCATTAGAAATCATTACCACTATCATTAATACGATTGTGACCATCATACCGCAACTATTGGAAGTTGGTATACAAATATTAACAGCTATCATTAATGGTATCATTCAATATCTTCCTGTCTTGTTAAATACCGCTATAACGCTTATTCAAATGATTGTTCAAGTAATCGCAGAAAATTTACCAATTGTAATTAATGCTGGTATACAAATTTTAATGTCCCTTATTAATGGTATCATTCAAATTTTACCTACATTACTGCAAACTGCATTAGATTTATTAATGGCGATTATCGATGTTATCGTTGTTAATTTACCATTGATTATTGAAGCTGGTATTCAGATTTTAAATGCGCTTATTAACGGTATCATCGAAATACTGCCAACATTAATCGAGACAGCAATCGGATTAATAATGACAATTGTCCAAACGCTATCAGAACAATTACCTCAAATAATAACAGCTGGAATGGACATTCTTATTGCTCTAATTGGTGGCATTATTCAAATACTACCGCAATTAGTTTCTGCTGCTTTTAAATTGGTAGTAACGATTGTTAGCACCTTAATTGAAAACTTACCGAAATTAATTAGCGCTGGTGTTGAGTTAATCGAAGCTTTAATCAAAGGTATATTAAGTTTGTTAGGCGCATTAGGAAAAGCGATTTGGAATCTTGGTGAAACAATAATTGAAACGATAAGTGAAGTAGACCTTTATCAAGTCGGTAAAGATATTATAAACGGCTTAATAAAAGGTATTGGTTCTATGGCATCGTCTGTATGGAGTAAAATTACCGAAGTGGCAGGAGGTATTAAAGATAAAATCACTGGCGCTTTAGATATACACTCCCCATCTCGATGGATGCGTGACATGATTGGTAAAAACATGATGATCGGATGGAGACTAGGTATAGATGATGAGAAAAAACCTACTATGGATAAGGTGGATGAATTAACATCATGGATGAAGCCTAGTTACGCAGATTTAAACACTAAATTACCAGGAATTAACCCAGCTAGTTCTAATAACAGCCGCACCAATAACACTAATAACAGCGTTACAATTAACAATGATAGATTGCTAGAAGGCGCTAATTTTATCGTAAGAAGCAATGATGATATAAAACAAATAGCAATTGAATTAAATAAATTAACAATGCGGACCGCGAGACAAAGGGGTGTTGTTCTTGGCAACTAAAATAGATGATAAATACTTTTCTGATTTCGGTCCTGTTCGAGAAGTGGTAGGACATCGTAACCCTGCCACTCCTGAATTTACGCAAAAAAGCGTATCGATTCCAGGGCGTGCTGGCGTATGGGATTTTGGTCACGAAATAGGCACTCGCTCCTCCAACGTACCGTTAAAATATGAAACAAATGATAAATACGAAAGGCAACGAATCTTAAATGATCTCGTTGCTTTTTTGTTTGACCAATACGGTAAACCAAAAGCAAGAAAGCTTTATTTCGATTATGAGCCTGACAAGTATTATACCGTCAAATTAGCGTCACCAATTGATCCAGAGAGATTAATGTTTACAAATACGTTTACATTGCAATTTAAGGCGGATAATCCGTATAAAAACTTCATGTTACCTAGCAATGAAATAGTATGGGGAGCTGATATACCATTTATGTCTGATATTTTACTAGATACAGGCGGTTCGTTAGGTACGATAACAACAGCACAAACAATCAGTATCAACAATCAAGGTACTATCGCTAAACCTCTTTCGATAACCATACAAGGAAGCGGTACAAACGTAACGTTCTCTAAAGGAAGTCAAAGTTTCTCTCTAGGTACATTCAGCAATAAAACAATAGTAATAGATGGCGAAACTTATTCTGTATTCGTAGACGGAGAAGAAACACTTAGCGCTTTAACTGGTGATTTCATCACGCTTAACACAGGCGTAAACAATATACAAATTAGCGGTACTGGATTAAATCTAACTTTAACCGAATCGCTAACATATCAATATAATTAAGGTGGTGCGAGCATGGCTGATGCACAAAAATTATTACCTACAGACACGCTTAGAGTAGGATATCCAAAAATAAACGATGCGATTGATAATGCAAATGAAGCATTAACTACTTCTCAAATTTCAGACGCGAAAGCAGATGAAGCGGTAGCAACAGCAAATGCAGCAAAAACGAAAGCTGATTCTGTACAAGAACAATTTAATCAAGTTGTTATCGAAGGTGATTCAAGCGTAGAAGCGGCACAAGCAAGAGTAGACTCTCATAACAATATATTCGCTACATTAAAGGAACGTTTGGATACAAAAGAAGATTCCTTTACCGCACAGTTGGCGACTATAGAGGACAATAAGGCTGCCATTCGTGATGGATTTAGATCGGCATTAGATTTTATTACTGGTGGATCTTTAATCATTATTGGTGATAGTATTTCTGCTGGTTATGGATTACCTTATAGTGGACAATATGTTTCTAAATTATTCGATGTAATTAAAAATTTTAACCGATACCCAAATGATATGGAAACTATTATAAATTTTCAAGAGGACTCAACTTTAACTTTAGTGGGTACTTCTTTTGGTGTTAAAGGTGCTTGTAAGAAGTCTCTTATTATGCCTATCAATTCAACTGTATCATTTGTAGGGAACTTTAATTATGTCGACATTATGTTTGACAGAACAACAACATCTGGGAGTATTGAAGTTTACAAAGATGATATACTATATAAAACAATTGATTGTAGTGGTACAGAAGATAGTTATGCGACTTCTTTCCCGAGTGCAGTCAATAATACAGGAGAAGGGACTTATACTTTAAAATGCATCAATGCTCAAGTAGAGTTAACAGGATTAATTAGGTTACAAGCAAGAAACGATAAGGAAGCAATTTACCTTATCAGATGTGCAGTTAGTGGAGAAGATACAAGTTATTTTAGTGATGACAACACATTAAATTACCTAAAACATGTTGCTGATTATGTTCCTACAAAAAATAAGGCGTATTTATTAGCATTAGGAACTAACGATATTTATAATCCATCTAAAGCAAAAACGGCTTTACAATTTAGAACAAATGTAGAAAAAATTATAACAAATTTATATGAAAGCGATAATGATGTTAGAATAATTCTCACTGTTCCGCCAATAGCTAACACGAATATTTTCCCGTACACACAAGACATTCATCCTAAATATAGAAACGAAATAATAGATTTAGCTCACAAATACGATTGTAGCGTGGTAGACTACTCATTTTTAGATTTTATTAGCAATGACTGGTATCAAGACGGTTTACATTCAAATTGGAACGGAACAGATGCCATGCTAATTCATATTATGACAAGCTTATCTTATAATATACAAAAAACAAAAATGAACTCTAATTTACCAATCACACTTCAAAACAACTGGCAGTGGGTGGGATTTGATTTTCGTAGTCCTTATGTAAAATTAACAGAAAAAACCGTAAAAATGACAGGTGTGATTAGTGGAGGAATAAAGACTAGTAATACAGCTTTGCTTATTTTACCGGACGAATGTAAGCCTAACAAAAATCTCTTAATACTTGTCTCAACTGAACTTGGATTTACCAAAATTCAAGTTGGGTTAGACGGTAACGTTACGATACCTAATGCAATTACAGATGATAGTACATGGATTAGTTTAGATGGAGTTATTTATGATATAGAATAAAGGAAAATGACTGATAAGTGTGTATTATAGGAGGACTATTATGAATGAAGTAATTAAGGGAATAAAAGAACGATTAGATAAAGGGGAAGAAGTTTGGGTAAGATTCCCTTGTTCTTTTGATATAAAAGATTTTAAATTAAAGTAAATCATTGGAAAGCAAGGTGAAAGAATAATGTCTTTTACTATCACATGTGATAAATGCGGAAAAGAACAAAAGCTTGTTACCACAAAAACTTTTAATGATGTAAATATTAGCATTTATTCTGATATTCCCTTTGAAGGAGGACAAAGAGTTAGCATAAATGTTGAGTGTTTATGTGGAAATGAGATATACGAAACAATATAGTTACGGAATGTTGAAGAAGTTTAGGTAAATAAAGCGCAACAAAACACTCCTTAAAAGGGTGTTATTTTTTATGGGGAAAAGGAGGAAATGAAATGCCGGAAAATCCTTTGAAATATAGAGCAAGTCAAAATGGCAGATTTATTAAAGAAGATGGATCAACCGCAAATGTAGCGGATATGATGGAAGCTTTATATAATGGCGGTAAGGTTATTAACACAAGATTAATAGCAAGTATTCCATATTCTGAGATAACAAATGGAAGCACTATTAAAGTGAAAAATATCTTAACACCAAATGCTAAAAATAGAATATTTACCTTGTATAATAACACTGATCAAAATACTGCATTAATAAAAGCTTCCGTTTATGATAATGATGCAGAAATATTAATTGGAAAAGGTGAAATTGTATTACAAGACAATGCTGGGAATAATAATTCTGATACGATAATAGGGACAGGTCTTCATAGAGGGAAGATGGCTGTTATAGGATCCAATTATCCTAATGATACAAATGGCGGAAATACATCTTCTCTATCTAATGCAGGAGATAGTCTTTTATTGGTGTTTTCAATTCCATCACCTGTACCGACGTCAGGAACATTAGATATCTATTGTAAAGAGATATTGTAAGTTGTTGGATACTATTGTGCGGTAACAAAAAATAATTAATTAAAGGATTCTTCCATAGCGGAGAGTCCTTTTTCTTTTATCATAAGGAGGTTAAACATGATAAAAACAAAAAATCTCCAATTGCAGCAAACGGCGATTTTACAAAACGCTTATAATATATCATACGAAAAGGTGCACAACCAATTATGGAGTGCATCTTTTTCTCTGCCTTTAAACGATCCGAAGAATAAATATTGCACACCTTTATCGTTCGTGGAGATAGTTGACGATTATATAAACAGTGAAGGTGAAGAAGTTAACGAATATGTAGGATTGTTCCGTATCGTGCCGAAAACAACCGTCAAAAACGCGTCTACTAACGAGGTAACATATGAATTAGAGCATGTATTAGCAACGTTACTAGACAAACAAATATTTGGTTTCGAGCAAACGACAAACTTAACTACACGCCAAAATATAGAATTGTTATTGGATGCGCAGATAGTAAAGCATTGGCAATTAGGAGATGTAGAAACGACTCGATATTTCTCTTATAATTTTGAGAATACTAATCTTTTATCTGCTATCTTTAGCATACCTAATCCGTTCGATGTAGAAATGAAATGGACGTGGGATACACAGTCTTATCCATGGACATTGAACTTGGTAAACTTAGAAACTACTCCAACGTGTGAGATTAGAGAAGGTTACAACCTTATTGATTTATCCGTAGAAGAAAATCCAATTGGTATCTACAATCGCATATATACTTTAGGTTACGGAGAGGGTGTAAATCAGCTTACAATCAAGAAAGTGAACAATAACATTCCATACGTAGAAGATACTGAATCAATAGCGTTGTATGGCGTTAGAGAGTATGTATGGGTAGATAAAAGATATACAAATGACACAGCTTTAAAAGCCGCTGCTGAATCGTTACTTGTTAAGTGGAAAGAACCAATCATCAAATGGAAAACAACTGCTGCAGAACTATCTAAAATAACAGGATTGACTAAAGATAAGTTTCGCGAAGGTGCAGTGGTAAGGTTACATTTAGATGATTTTCCGGTAACGGATGTGCGTATTGTCAAAGAGAGTAGAAGCGACATCAAAAAAGAAGAATGGAACGTATCATTAGAGTTAGGTAATTTAACGGATGATATCGCTACTACTTCAACGGATCTCGAGCGTAGGCAGCAGATTAACGAATTAAATACAGATGGATATACAAATCTATTAACATATAGTTATAACGACAATGCAGATAATGAAAATCCTGCTGAAATACAAATATTTATACCGGAAGAAACGGTAAGATTAAATAAAGCGGTGCTTAGCTATAAAACAGACAATTTCCGTGCATACGAACGAGCAATAGAAGGTGGAGGCGCTATCGTTTCATCAACATCAAGCGGTGGCGCTACTGTACAATCCACTTCAAGTGGTGGAGCATCAACACAAACGAGTTCAAGCGGTGGCGGTGTAAGCACATCTACTTCGAGCGGAGGTGGGACTACGCAAACGTCTGCAGCAGGTGGAGATCATTATCATCTGATGTTTGAGGGTGGTAGTTCTGTAACACATGATGAAAGTAACGATAGAGAGTTTTTTGCAAACGCTAGTTCGAGCGGAGGCGCTACAGCTAGGGTTGTTATGGGAGGAACGATTGCTACAACATTATACACTAGGGGTTCGAGTGGCAATCATACACATAGCGTTTCAGTACCGTCGCATACGCATGATTTTAACGTACCAGCGCATACGCATAGCGTATCTATTCCAGCACATACGCACGACGTTTCCGTACCGTCGCATACACACGATATTACATTACCTAACCATACGCACGCCATTGATTTTGGCATCTATAAGCTTAGTACACTACCAACGTCCGTAACAATTAAAATAGATGGTAATACACATACCATTCACAGCGTTAATGCCGATGATGTGGACCTAATACCTTATCTTTCCAAAGAAAGTGACGGACGTGTAACAAGAGGTTGGCACACAATCGAAATACTACCTAACGCAAGAGGAAGAATTAACGCACAAATTTATACGCAATTCTTTATAAGTGGACATGGCGGGGGGGATTATTAATGAAAAATATACGAAAACGCTTAATAAGGTTACTAGCTGGTAACATGCCAGTAATCCTCAATGTTACAATAGTAGCAGACGAGCTAATTAAAGCTGCTGAATCAGATATATTTGTAGATAAATCGAATATTTACTATACAGATAAAGCGTTGGGAGGTTATCAAAATGGATAAAGTAAAAGTCATTACTCATGATGGGAAAGAATATGATGCAGAAATCGAAAATTATGATCCTGTTGAAATGAACATATTACTCAATGACAATAGTGTATCTACTGTGTTAATTGGAAAAAACATTCACGCTCGTATAAACATCAAAGATATTATACTTATATCTGATGAAAATTAAATTATATATTAACTATCTATGGGGGGTTTGACAATGACTGGGGAGGCTGTTCCGTTGCATGAGAGAGTTGAAGATCTAGATGAACGCGTTGAGTCTTTGGAAATGTATCGAAAAGAACAAGAGCTATATCGGAAAGAACAAGAGTTGTATCGAAAAGAGCAAGAGAAGTTTAATAGCGATGTAAAGTATCAACTTAGTAACATTGAAACTACTGTTTTAAAAGAAAGTAGTAAACAACAAGAAATGAGTCAGCAACTTCTTAATCATGTGTTAAAGAAAGACTCGGAGGAATCAAAGTTCGAGAGACAACAAAAAAGGTACACGCAAAAGCAATTATGGTCAGTGATATCTATCGTAGTGAGTGCGATATTTGGAGCTGGCGGATTGCTTTTTTTGTTGTTTGAAGCATTTACAAAATAAGGAGTGTTGAAGATGGAAGAATTAACAGTAGCGGTGTTTATTGCGGTTATTATCGGCGTTGTAGAACTGGCTAAAGGTTTAGGGTTGTCTACTAAATTAAGCCCGTTATTGGCGGTTATTTTAGGTATTCCAGTAGGTATATTTTATTTAAGTGTTGATGTACAAACGGGAATTGTCTATGGATTGATTATTGGCTTATCTGCTGCTGGGTTATATAGCGGAGTAAAAACAACATTAAAGAAGTAGCTTCGGCTGCTTCTTATTTTTTAAGGAGTGAGTGAGAATGGAATTATCACAAAAAGGTTTAGACTTAATCAAATCATTTGAAGGATTGCGGTTAAAAGCTTACAAAGCTGTATCTACAGAAAAATACTACACAATCGGATATGGCCATTATGGATCTGATGTAAAAGAGAATGCGGTTATTACGAAAGAACGTGCCGAACAGTTACTAAAACAAGATTGTGGAAGTTTTGTAAAGGCTGTTAATCAAATGGTTAAGGTAAAACTTACACAAAATCAATTTGATGCGCTTGTATCATTTACGTATAATTGCGGAGCTGGAGCATTACAACGCAGCGACTTGTTGAAATACCTTAATGAAGGTGATTACAAAAAAGCTGCTGCAGAACTTCCGCGTTGGAATAAGTCCGGTGATAAAGTGTTAGCTGGATTAGTTAAACGCAGAGCAAAAGAGATGGAGCTTTTCTTGAGTGATGTAGCAGAAGAAAAAGAAGAGCCTAAAAAAGAAGTTAAATCTAATGAACAAAAAGAAACGGTTGAAACTTATATTGTAGTTTCATCTGTTCCTGGATACGTAAACGCAGCTGATGCAAAATCAAAGAAAAACAAAAAAGCTACTGTTAAAGCTGGGACATACTATGTATTCAACGAATCACAAGGTATGGTTAACGTAACGTCCAAAAAAGGAGTCCCAGGCAACTGGATTAATCCATCGGAAAACGTTAATGAAGAGTTTTATTATGTAAAAAGCGGTGATACTGTATCAGGAATCGCAGCTAAAGAAAAGACAACAGTCGCGAACATCAAAAAGCTGAATCCACAAATCAAAAACATTAACCTTATTTATCCTAACCAAAAAATAAGAGTAAAATAACTAACAGCCTATCTCATTTCGAGGTAGGCTTTTTTTATTGGAGACATCCCCATAATAGCAACTCGTCACGGTGAGTGAGTGAGCGCAACGAGTTGCTATGCATCTTTGGGGGATGCGAATATATTGTAACATATTGGATAATATGATAGAAAGTGTTTTTTATCACACTTGGTATTATATTTTATATAATTTTTATTGTTGTTTTTGTATAATTTATGGTATAATATAGATATCAAGAAGCAAAGGTGATTGGATGAGTGTACAAGAAAAAATAAAATCATATATCGAAAACAATGGATTAATCGCAAAACACATCGCAGAAAACAAACTAAACATGAATTATCAGACTTTTCACCTATTATTAAACGGAAAAAGGAAATTAACGGTAGAAATGTATGAGAAAATATGTAAAGATGGATTAGGAGTAAGTCCAAAATACTTTTGGGATGACGATTAAAAAAGGAAGGTAATAGAGATGAAAAGGAAAATTAAATGGATGATTGTTTTAATTTTATCGCTGACGGTGGCGGTTATGTTGTTTTTTTATTTTCAAGATAAGAAACAAGAATCAGTTGAAACAAATGCAGTAACTCAAGAAAGAGTTGATTTTCTAAATAATCAAGTAGAAAGATTTCTTGATAGTATTATAGAACAAACGGAAACAACTATTGAAAAGATTGATTATGACGTATCCGGCAATATAACAGTACATGTTAATGAGCAAGAGTGGGAAAGTATCTCGGATAAAGAGGAATTTAAAAACAGAGTATCAACCGAAATAGAGTGGGGATTGCGAAATTACGGTCCGTTTCAAGAAGGTGATGAAATTGTTGTAGAATGGGAAATTAATTAGTAACAAGAAGCAGGCGATTTATATGGAAAAGAAGATTTGTAAAAGGTGCGGCAATGAATACCCAAATAGAAAAGCAGTTACGTATTACTGTAAATCTTGTGAGGTAGTTGTTAGATATGAGAAGAAGTTGAAAAATAAGAAGTAGATAACAAAAGTGTAATAAGGAGGATATGTATTTTGGATGCGATTGAAAAAGCTATTGAAAAGTATTGTCGAGTTACCAATAGTAAAATGACTGGTTACAACAATGGATATTATTACTTTATTAATAGCTGGGGCGAAGAAAAATGCTATCGTCAAAAAGATTTAATAAGAGAGGTAGGAAATTTCGAATAATGAACCATACGAAAGTAGTGTTCATTAAAGCGTGGTTAACATCTAACCACGCTTTTTACTCGTCTTCGTCAGTATAATTATATAATTCCTCCACTGTTACTCCTAATAACCTAGCTAATTTAAAAGCTTTTTTTAAGGAAGGTACACTTTTACCTGTACTCCAATTAGATAATGTTGTTTCCGACACTTTCATTATATCCATTATTTGTTGTCGGTTATATTTAGATAGTTCTATTAATCCTTTTATTCGACTCTCCATGATTTACCCCTCCACAATTATATTTATAGTATTAATTCGATAAACTATTGTTTAATCCTTTTATAAAAATACTGAAAAAAATTAAAGTAATTTTTGAATGGACGCGCATTAATAGATAATTCGCCCATATATATGTATTACAACCGTAACACAAGAAAGCAAATTAGAGAGAGTTGGTATTACGGATGTAATACAGAAGGGAGAGTTTATATGATAGTAGGAATAGATCCAGGTGCGTATGAAACGAAGCTAATCACAAAAGACGGAGCGTTTAAAATGTTGTCTTGTTTAGGAGAGTACAGAGAACTAAGTATTGAAAAGAAGTTAGATCAAGAGGATATCATGTATGAGTTTAATAAAGAGAAAGGATTTGCATGCAGATTAGCTTTAAAAGAGTCATTATTTAAGCGGAGAATGGCTGGTGATACCAAAGCGCACAAAGATGCATTAATACGCATTTTAATAGCTTTGCATCGTTTTACAGATGATACTCAATTCGATTTGGTAGTTAATCAACCAATTGTAAAACACAAACAAGATAAGGAAAAAATTATTGAAATGATAAAAGGGAAACACTCTATATTAGTGAATGGGCATACTAAAACTTTCAATATAAATAATGTTTCAGTTGCACCAGAAGGAGCAGTTTCTTATTGGGCTATAAATCAAACAAGTCACCACGAAAGAATAATTGATGTAGGCAGCGGAACCGTTAATGCAGCCACAATCATGGATGGAGAATTTATTGACTTAGAAAGTTTCACCTTATTATTTGGAGCAAACAGCGAGGAAAAATACGATGTTAACGATCTTGCGGAAGCTATAAAAGCGCAATGCTCTGTTAAACGTTGGAAAAAAACTGATAATGTCAAGCTGTGTGGAGGAATATCATCTAATTTAAAAGAAAACTTAGCGCAATATTTTAGAGAAATTGACTTAATACAACCTAAAATAAGAGTAGGTAACAGCATGAAAATATTACAACCTGTTTATGCGAACGCTGTAGGGTGTTATGAACTAGCGTGTGAGATTTATGGATGAGCGCAAAGTAAGGCCAGTTTCATTTAATCTATTGGATCCATTTGAGAAGGAATTGAACGATTTTGCTAATACAAAAGGAGTATTTTCAAAGTATGTGAAACGGTTAATTCAGAAAGATAAAGAAGGAAATCTTGTCATGGTTCAAGTTCAAGGAGAGGAAAAGCAGAAGAAAAAAGGAGTTGCAAATAGCTTCATCTGAGGTGAAAAGCTAATTAGCGGTGATCGCTATATAGCTATATGCTTATCATATGAGAAAAATGCCTGTACAGGAGGATATATGGAAAAAAATCGTTTTTCTAAACCTGTTGCTTTTAATAATACTGTTGAAAAGGATATTTTGATTCTTAATCATATTAGAACAAAGAAAAATTTTAGTGGTTATGTTAAACAATTAATACTTTCAGATATAGAAAATAACCCAACTAATACTCCATTAACAAACAAACCACTTTCCGCATCGGAACGACTGCAGCAATTAAAAAAGAGACCTAATTAGATTTCTATCCTAACAATGAATTTACCATCAACCCAATTGCATATCCAATTAAAGCGGCTGCCACAAGCATTTAATCACCTCATGTCTTTATTTATCTTTATTATGTCCTAATTTGAAGGGAGTAATCACGATGGAAACCATTAACTTTAAAGATTTTATGGATGGTTCATATAAGGAGAAAAGGGATAGGGACTATTTAACTTTACGCAAATCCTTTTCAACCACTTTACCTGTTGTTTTCTTACTGACACCCAAATTAGCTTTAGCTTCTACTGCTGATGCTACTTTCGGAAATGTCCATGGAGCTATTATGAATATGTTTGATGCTGGTGTAGTCTTAGTAATTATTTTTGCTGGAGCAGCATGGGGAATGGGGCACCGAACCAAAGCAATTGAAATCTTATTAGGTGTCTCTTGTGGTTATATATTAGCTCGACATGCGATTGATATTCGCGATTTTTTAAGAGGGATTTAGGGGGTTTTAGAGTGAAATTTTTATTAACAGCAAGTGGGATGAAAGAAGTAACTAATCCATCGCTTTTGGAAAAAGCTCATGAAAAGTTTCAGGGATTTGCTGATTATGTAATTGGAAAAGAAACCGAATATGTATTTAACCCCTTTTGGGATTTTATACAAGATAGCATGATTTCGTTAGGTCACTGGATAGTAGCTAACCTTCCTGAAATTATGGGATATTCAACGATCTTATGTGCAATATGTATTGTAATTTGTTCATTTACAAGTTCTCAATCAATTATCAAACCAATTGGATTATGGGCGGTTGCTACTATAATTGCTATTTGTATACTAGGAGGTGTATAGATGGGAGAAATCAAAAGGATATCCAGTAATTTACCTGTGGTATATGATCCTAAGCTACCTTCCATACGAAATAGGTGGTGGTTAATCGTTCAAGATAAGAAACCTATTACAAGAAAGAAAATTAAAAGGATTAATTGGCAAGATTTTTTTCAAATTCATAAGAATTCCCTATCAATATATAAAATTATACCGCATGCTAATGTAACCAATAATAACAAGCGGCTTTGGAGAGCTATACACAAAATGTATGAAATGTATGAGAAGTCAGGATCTCGATTAGAAAGGAACGGACTAAAATTTACTTATAGGGAAAAAGACTATTTTTGGTTTGATGTAGTGGTTAAGCAAGAGAAAGGGCAAAAGAAAATTGAATTTTATGTTTCTACATCAGAATATCAAGCAGAGAAGTTAAAAAGGAAATTAGAAAATAAGATGGCTGTTACGTTTCAAGAAGCATATTTATCTGATTTACAAATACCTGAAGATAATACTATAGTCCAGGAACTGAAATATTTAAAACACGATATCTTTTCTTTAAATACTAATACAAACGAAAGCCAGACACCTATTAATTCTATATTAGCGACTATAGATGAACTGCATTATGATGGCGATATAGCTAGGTTAAGCATATGTAACGAAGTAGAAAATAGGCAGAAATGGGTTAAAAATGCACAATGGGCACACGAAAAACTGCAGAAAGGCAAGGTACCCCAAAGAGCAAATATAAGTGTTAAAAAAGCAATACCAACAATCAAAACGGGTGTAACAGGATTAATTAATGAAATTAATGATATTATTACGGATTTTTTTCAAGCGTTCAGCAATATCTTTTTTAAAAGTGAGAAAAACTTCGAAAAGCAAAAAGTAATAAAGAAGGGATATAGCTTAGAAGACGAAATTAATACTCGGAGATTAAGCGGAGCAAGTAATGAAAAAATAAACTTACCGGTGTTTAAATCGAGGATAAGAGTCGCAGCCCACAGCAATGATAAATTAATTAGAGAAACTCTTAGTGAGACTTTATCACTGTCATTAAGTGATATAGCAGAAAATAACGAATTGCAAGGGATAAAAGTAAAAATAAACGGAAAAAGACTACAGGTAATAGAAGAGTTAAATACTCTTTCGTTATCACGTCGTACAAAGTTGGATGCGGATGTTAACTTGATATCAACAGATGAAATGAGCAAATTAGCTTTACAAATGCCAGGAAACGAACTGCAAAGAAAGTATGCTGATGAGTTAAGCACTAAGAAAAGAGTAGAAGTTGAAATACCAAAGGTGTTACGTGATCCAGAAGGTATTCCATTGGGAATAGCGGAAGTGAAAGGCGAAAAGATACCAGTAACTATGAGTATGTCTAATCCCGATGCTTTTTACCGAGGTTATGTATTTATTGGTGGCCAAGGTGCCGGAAAAGATACCGCTATAAAAAATTGGGTAGTAGATGGATGTTTATATCGTGGTATATCTGCTATTATTCCAGAAACTATTGTAGAAGAAGGCGAACGAGGGATGGCCGATGGTATTAGAGATGCCTTGCCGCCAGATAAAATAATTGATTTAGACTTAAGTAATGAAGATTGGATCATTCCGATGGATTTGACAGAGGTAATAGCCAAGTTAGGGAAGAAAGGAGCTTCAAGATTTGCAGATGAGATGATTGATTTCATGAATATCGAAGGATTGTCAAGAACACAAAGATATTTACGAGAAGCAGCGAAAGCAAGTGGCGGTTCTTTATATAATATTAAAATGCTAATCGAAAGCGAAGACTTCCGTTTAGATACCATTGAAAAACTCCTGAAAGATGGAAATGTACGGTTAGCAAATGACTTAATAAATTGGGGAACTAATGAAGAACTAGGAGGAAAAGCAGACCCTATCTTAAATCGACTTGATATGTTTTTTGGTAATGATACTCTATTCGATATCTTTGCTCAACCACCAAAGAAAGAGGTTGATTTTGAAAAATGGATGAAAGAGGGGAAAGTAATTATTATCCGTATTCCTAATCGTAAATTAGGAGAACTTGCAACTAAAACATTAGTTCACTGGGTGACCTTAAAGGCATTTATGACTCGGATGTTAATGAGAAAGGAAGATCAAAAGAATGGTTGTTTTATGGTATTTAATGAGCCAGAACAATACGCAACAGATGGCCTTACAAAATTAATGGGTAGAATAGGCACAGAAGGAAGAAAGGAGCGCTTCGGTTCCCTGTACGCATTTCACCATTGGAATAAACTGCCGCAATCGTTGCAAGAAAATTTACAAGGTGGAGGAGTGCAACAATTTCTATTCATGAATGACCATATGAAGACATTTGAACTTTCTAAACATAGATTCGAAGAGACTATTCCACTTGAGCAAGCAGTTAAGTTGCCGGCTCACCATGCCATCATATCTGTAAGAGCAGGGAAAGAGTTGCAACCGGCTTTTATATGTCATATGAAACTACCAGTTAAACAAATGTATAAAAATTCATCGCTAACTAAACAACATGCTATGATGTATGGCAGGAGTTGGAATGAGTTGCAACAGAAAACAATAATAAAAAAATGTGATCAAAGCGGAGTTTGACCACGCAATGACCACGCAATATAAGAAAATAGTTAGAAATACATCGAAAAACTTTGAAACGCCATTTAAACTAATCTGAAATATAACGAAAAAGTATGCTATTTATTACACTAAGAGTAAACAAGAAGAAAATACTTAAAATCAAACTACAACATAATCGGGATTGTGGTAATTTAAAAAGAAGCGCTTTGTATCAGTGTTTAAGAGGGCGCTTCTTTTCTTTTGACCACATTTTGACCACATTATGATTCTTTTACGCGTTTTTCGAACAATTCTGCAACGTTTGACTGCATCGAAATAGAAGAATGACTATATGTATCCAAAGTCATTTTTATCGATGAATGTCCAAGGCGATCAGCAACTAACTTAGGATTAACTTTTAACTCTAATAAAATAGTTGCGTGCGTATGGCGTAAATCGTGAATGCGTATCTCTGGTACACCAGCAAGCTTACAAATTTTACGAAAAGGACGATTTAGATTAGTCGGTCGGAAAATACTTCCGTTTTCTTTACAAAAAATCAATCCGTTATCTTGGTACTCTTTTTTAAAGAGCTTTTTATATTGTTGATTTCTTTCGATTTGGCTTTTTAACACTTCAACACATACATCATTAATAGCTATCTGCCGATAAGAAGATTCATTTTTAAGCAAAGATAACTTTATTCCATCTTGCGATTCCACAACACTTTGTTTTAAAGTGATAACATTATTAGAAAAATCAATATTCATTCTTGCTAATCCTAAAACTTCGCCTTTGCGCATCCCTGTAAAAGCAGCAAAAGCAAAAACATTGTAATAAAACCGATCGTATTCTTTAGCAGCAGCAAGAAACTTATTGAGTTGTGCTGCTGTCCAAACATGCAGACTGCTTTTTCGTTTAGCTGATACACTTAACTTTTCAAAAGGGTTCTTGTTAATGAGTTCTAATTCTACTGCGTGATTTAAAATTTGTTTCAAAAATGTGATAGTTTTACGCATTGTCGAAACTTTGTATTTTTTAATATATTCATCCTTGAACTTTTGACCGTGAATAGGTTTTAAATCTTGTAATTTCATATTTCCGAAGAATGGAATTAGTTGCCTTTTAACTGTAGATGCATAACGTTCAAATGTCACTTGTCTTATGTTTGGTTTATGACTAACTAGAAACTCGTTAGCAAATTCAGTAAAAGTTATTTTTGTCGGCTCTATCCATAAACCATTACCAATTTCATAATTTAATTCATTTAATGCTTTTTCTGCTTCTTTCTTTGTCTTAAAGCCACTTTTTGTTTTTTGCTTGCGTTTATTCGTAACCGGATCTCGACCAATATCAACCGTATAACTCCATGTCTTCCCGCGTTTCCTCACATATCCTTTCATTTTTCCTACTCTCCTTTTTACCTGTTCCAACAATTATCAATGTTGCTGTAATTAGTATGGTGTCTTTAGGTAAATCGCTAACTCTAACTATTCTCATACGTTGGTCCCCCTACCAAAAAGAAAAATAAGCAGAACAAATGTTCTTATAATACATAATCTAGTATATCATTATTACGCTTATCTAACGATAAAAAATAGAGGAAAACAATAACAATCTTTCGACATGTTTCGAGTTTGGTAATATTGGTGATTAATATCACTTTTTATCCTTATTGTTCACATTTCTTTCCAACATTTCTACTATTTCTGCAAATTTTAACGCTTGTTCGGGGGTTATTCCTTTTTTCTCTAATTCCTTACCAACTATCATCCATTTAACACCAGCATCTTTTAATTCTTGAGGTGGTTCTTTTTTATCTGCTAATAAATCTACAATAGAGACATCTAATATTTCCGCAAAATCTTGTAATCTCTCAATGGGTGGTGTAGTGTTTTCTGATTCGACCTTAGAAACGTATGTGTGTGTTACTCCTAAACGTTTCGCTAATTCTTCTTGTGTCCATCCTTTTCCTTTTCTCAATGATCTAATTCTAACTCCAAATCCCTTCAATGTTCACCCTCCTAATATATAAAAATAGCATAAATACATTATCCTAAAACTTGAACAAATCCACAAGATATAAGTTGCTTATCTTGAATAATAATTCTATTGATAAGATTGTATATTAAAAAATGGAATGAAATAAAACGAAATAAATTGAAATAAGAAGAAAAATAATACACAAAACTACTTGACTAATGATTCAAGTAAAGTTATGATAAACACATGAAATAGAACACTGATTCAATCGCAACACGAAATAAAACTTGAGTTATCATTCAAAAACGAAAGATGTTGTTAACTAATTTTTCTAGCTATGGATATAACTCATTTTTTTATAAGTAGAAACTTGAATTATTGTTCAAATTTAATGGAAGGAGGGTTCTTGATGGGAGCGCAACAAGAATACTATCTTAATTTATTAGTTGATTATCCAGAGTTAATGAAAGCGGAAGACGTTGGAAAATTCTTTGATAAGAAGAGACGTTTCGGTTATGAATTAATGAAACAAACTGATTTTCCAACTACGGAAATTGGTCGCCTGAAGTATGTAACAAAAATCAATTTTGCTAATTGGTTAGCGAATCAAGCAAATTCAAAAATATCTTAATGTGTAGTAGATAACTTATATGAAGGAGGAATTTTCTTTATGTACACATCAAAAGAAGCGAAAGTGGAAGTCATGCAATTACGTGTTTTCAAATTTGATGATGGGGACAATCACTATGTTTTAACGTATTCGGAAGAACAAGCAAGAGATTATTTTGAAAATAATTATGGGGATATTTGTACTAAAGAAGATTATGAACTAGTTGAAATAACAGGAGAAGAATTAGAAACAAAAGACATTCGAAATGACGAAAATACACCGGAATATATTTCTTTAAATGATATTGTCAAAAGTTCAAGAGAGTTCGGAATACCAAGAGTACTCGCTTCGAGTGTGTATTAACAGACGATAGTTAGCCTTGGATAACTATTGCGTGTTAAGAAAGGGGATTTATATGGATGAAGAATTGAAAAGGTTGCTAGATATTATTAGCGAAATTTCACCTAAATCTTTTATCAATCGTAATAATGAATTAATAGTCGTGCCTAAAGATAACATTTATTTCAGACTAGAAGATATAAAAACAGATATGGATTTAAAATGCAAAGTTATAGCTTGGCTATCAAGACCAAGTTGCAAAGGTGTAAGCAAATATTGGCAAAAGCGTGTTAGAGACATTTTCAACAGGTTTCTAGGTACGAATTTCAACAAGGATGAAATTATGGAAATTTATACTTATTTAGGTAATGACGTTAACAGAACTCTGTGTGTGAGATTTATTGAATCTAATTACGATATTTCTTTATTACAAAGGAAACGTATTACAGCATAGTACGAAACTAAAGGAGGTAGTTAGTTTGGATAAAAATGAAGCGAAATTTATGGCATATGATTGGGATGGTGGTCAATTTAGATTACTACCTTCTAATGACATTGTAGAAGCTATCCATATTGCTTGGAACTATGAGTTTGATGTTTATGAAGTATCTTCCGAAGAACTAATTTTTTCAGGTAGAGAAGACAATGAAGGAAATTCAGAAATGTTAAAACCTTATGGATTACGACTAATTGATGATGGTTCACGTAGGAAACTACAAAACATCAAAACTGGAGAAATATACACTGCTGAATGGGAAAAGTAATGAACCATACGAAACTATTACGCAATAAGGAGGTAAGAACATTGGATAACGTACAACTTCTAAATTACATCAACCAATCCCTAAACAGCGGTGCAAGCATCATATTATCAATGGGTAACTATAATCCAGATACTTATGAGCAAGCAAAGAAAGAAGCTAGAACCGTATTTGGAGAAATAACAGAAACAGAAAACTTATATGAAGGTTTAACAGTGAAGTGCTTGCAAACAGAAAAAGCGAATCTCTATTTCAATGTTTGGCAAGTCTAATAGAGTAATGGAGGAAGCAATGTATATCAATTCTGTTCAGAAACTAAGAATACACTTAAAAGTATTTAAAGCACGATTATTGAAAGATGGTGTTGATAAATTAAATATCTATCCGATGTTTTGCAAGTATTACGCTGATAATAGCGATGTTTATGATTTACCAATGATAACTGTACTAAATGAAGCTGTAACTATTCTTGTCGAAGAAGATTAAAAAAACTAACATACGCAGCCACGTAGTTAGTTCCTTAACAAAATACATTACGTACATTCTAACAATAATATATGAAAATATCAAGGAGGATATAAAATGTCAGAAATCAATAGAGAATTAGAAGAAATCATGAATGAGGAAGAAACGTTTACACCATTTGTGGTAAGTGATTTAGAAACTGCGTCTGAAGCCAATAGACGTATCGCATATTTTGAAGAAAAGAAACAAGAGATTGATAAAGTGGTTGAATCGCAATTAGAACCATTCCTAAACAAAATTAAAACATTAGAAGAACATGTACAACGATTAAAAGAGTGGGGAGAAAAAGAAAAGGAACCACTAACCGAAAAACAATCTTATTACGCTAACATGCTGCAATATTATTTATCGGAAGAAATTGAAAAACAAGTAGCTAGTGGGAATAAACCAAAGAAAACACTTAGCCTTCCATACGGAAAAATCTCGTTTAAGAAACAGCAGCCGGAATTCATTAAAGATGATGATACGTTACTGGAATATGCAAAAGCTAATAACCTTGTTTCAACTGTAGTGAAAACGGATTGGGCATCTATTAAAAAACAAGCGCAAATTCACAATGGCAAACTATACGATCCGAACGGTGAAGTGATTCCAGGTGTAGAAGTAATTGAACGTGCTGATAAATTTGAGTTGAAGCTAACATGATTATTTACTTAATAGCTTCTAAACCTCATATAAGCGGTTCTAACGGCTTTGTTCCGTTCAGCGAGCAAACATATTACGAAATGATAGAACGTGGCGAAATTAAAGAGATTGTGAGTGTGAATCAATATGACTGAACAACGAAAGCTAGTTAAGAAATTATCAGAAGTAATGCAAGAAGTTAAATATATAGAAAAGAAAGGTTTTAACGCTTTCCATAAATACAAATATGCTACAGAATCAGATGTAGCTGAAAAAATACGTGAAGTGTTGGCCGAGAAAATAGTCATGATGATCCCTAACATGACAAACCATAATGTAAGAGAACATGTAAATGCTAAAGGCAAAACGGAATATATCGTTACTGTAGATATGGAATTTACTTTTTATGATGGAGAAACAGGAGAAACGATTGTCTTTAACATGGCTGGCGAAGGTCAAGATGCAGGTGATAAAGCTGTATATAAGGCTATTACAGGAGCGCAAAAGTATGCGTTAATGAAAGTGTTTATGATACCTACAGGAGACGATCCAGAAGGTGATAGTAGCGTAGACGAACGAAACGTAAACAATAATAACACTAGCGGCAATACAAACTTAGCATCTGATAAACAATTGAATCTTGTAAAAAATCTGCTAAATAAAAAAGTTACGGATAAATACGACTTTACCAGTCTGTATACTAGCCTTAAAGAACGCATGAACACAACAGCTGATATGGAAAACTGGACATCATCACAGGCAAGCCAAGCAATCAAAATATTACAAGGATAGGCGGTATTTATATGTTAGCTGAACGAAAAGAAATAGAAACATATATTGAGGAACCGCAGCAAGATACACATATTTTACTAGACCACAATCACAAGCTATGGCCCGTATATTTTTGGGTTGTAGCAAGTGTGATAGGAATTTTATTAGGGGTGGGAGTTGTTAATGGATGAGAGAGATTAAATTCGATGCTATCTATAAACCAACAGGTGAACATTTTAATCCTGTATCAATCAATTTTAATGATAACACAGTTGTTGGAAACTTCAGCGGAGTTATTGGAGACTGGTGCCACTTCTCTTTAGATGGAAATTACGGTGATGTAATTCTACGTCAAAACACTGGCCTAAAAGACAAAAATGGTGTGGAGATTTATGAAGGGGATATATTACATGTCTTTGAAGACGGCCACTATGGTGGAGAATATTATGCACCTATTGAATGGGTTGATTATGAAAATGATGGTGAACAGTGGGCTTTTTTTGGAACTGTTTGTCTGAAAGTAAAAGAAATTAAACATTACAACCCCAATGTTAACACAATTTTCACCAGAGGTTTTTTAACTCGAAGATATGGCAGTTGTATAGAGCTATCAGAAATGACAAGTAGAAATTATTTTATCCAAGTAATCGGCAATATCTATCAAAACGCTAATTTATTGGAGGAATCAAAATGAGAGAAGGAGATTGGGTAGTAGTAGACGGGAAAATAGAATTTATTCATCGATGCACAGATACATGGGCAACAATCGGATCCTACGCAAAGGACATAACAACTGGCGAATATGTAGTAAATCATAAAGCAGCAAAAAGAATAGATGAAGTACAACCAGCACCTTTAGAGTTAGAAAAATCAGATATTATCGCAATGATTGGATTAGCGATTGATACGAATGATACAGAGTGGTTCTTATCGTTGAAGAAACAATTAGATACTGTAATGCAAGGAGTGTAAATATGGAAGTTATCAATGTTGGTTTATATGGTGGTAAAAGTATATTCGGAGGAAAAGAAACTCCGATTGAAGCAAGTGTTATTTCTTGTGATAAACACGAAAATTGTTCCTTTTTTAAAAACGGACAATGCCTAAATGTAAGAGCTCCGTTAAGTTCAGGGTGTAAATTCGGCTCTGTGAATACAGTCAGAGGATATACAAGCAGAGCAAAGAAGTACAGTCAATTTAAAAAGCAATGGCAAGATCAAGAACAATACAACAAATTAAGTTATCCACCACGAAAATTAGGAATAATCGATAATATTGTTGTTTTTCCTTATCCATTTATACGAATTACAAAGACGTATAGCGGAAAATACGTAGTAGAAGATCGATCGTTGTTTAGTAACAACAATTCATATATCGAGTTAGAAAAATTCAATAGCGATTTGATATATCGCATCTGCTCTTATCGTCCACAAGCAATGATGGGTGGAGAAATAACGAGTTATCGGAAAGAGAAAGTACCTTTGTTTTTAGCACATCTTCAAGAAATTATGCCAGAAGTATATGACGATTTTATTGAAGCTTATCCTAAGTTTTGCAGAAAAATAGATTACGTTGGAAGAAAAGCTTTGTTAAAAACAATTAATCCATCTGAAATTAGCTATTACAGTAGAGATTATCCGAACTTAACTAATCATTGGTACTGGGATGGCGAATTTCTCACTTATAAAAGTGGCTATGTAAGTAAGGTTTCAATAATCGATGATTACGAGATAGAGACATTTAAGCTGAAACCGTCTGATAAAACAGTTGTAAAAATAACAAGCAATGAACAGGTAACATCAAACACCGTATTTATAGATTAGGAGGAATCAAAATGAACCTACAAAAATTATTTGAAACGCAAAAGGTACTGCGTGACCGAATCAATTATCAAAGGGAAGATCGTTTTGAAAAATTAATATTAGCATTATTAGTGGAAATCGGTGAATGTGCAAATGAATGGCGAGGGTTTAAGTTTTGGAGTAAGGACCAGAAGCCGAGAACAAACAAACTTATGCCTAGTAAACGCCATTATTACTACAATCCACTTTTAGAGGAATATGTGGATGGATTGCATTTTGTGTTAGAACTTGGAATTGAACTAGATTTTGTCCATGTAGCAAAAGATTTAGAGTCTATAAAAAATGAAAACATTACTCAACAATTTATCTTTATTTCAGCTAAAGTAGGAACGTTTCTTACTTATCAAGGAATAACTAATTATTTGCATGTTGTAAGAAATTATATTGGCTTAGGTGAAATGCTAGGCTTCACATGGGAGCAAATAGAAGAAGCTTATTTTGAGAAAAACAAAGTGAACCACGAACGACAAAATACAGGGTACTAAAATGAGCATAACAAGCCTGTTTGATATGACAGTTTGCTTGATGTGCAATGGACATGGGATGATTGGTAATAAGGTTTGTCAGCAATGTAAAGGATCTGGTGAACCTCCAGTAATAATTAAAAAGAAACCTAAGAAGGTATAGTATGAGTTTTCTTTTCGGTTTTTGGGTCGGTCAAGTATCTATATTTTTGATTGTGTATTCGGGATTCAGACATCAAGAAAAGAAACATAGAATGTGAGGTGTTAATCGTGGAAGAAACAACAGAAGAATATATGCCTTGTGCATGGTGTGGCTGTGGATTGATTCCTGTATCGGAGGGGTTTTGCTCTATAGAATGCTTTAAAGAAAATGAGTCGGCTAATAGGGAGTAGATAACTAAAGTGAAGTAAATGAGGAGGGTTAATATGAAGAATAAGAAACAAATGAATTTAAAATTAGCAACGCTTTTATGTAAAGAGTCAGTTGTAATATACGGAAGAAATGAAAACGGTGAGGCAGACAGATGTTTTCAAAAAGGTAAAGAATATCTTTTCTGCGTAGATGAGAAAAAAGGAGAGATTTTCACTTTAAATGATGTTAAGGAAGTTCATTTTCTTTCTTTAAGCGATTATTACACAGATAAACATTTTAAAGTATTAACTATTAAAGATATTGAAAAGTACGACTTAGATGAATTCACCTTAAATCGTATGAAAAAACTTTATAAAGAAAAATATCATTACGAGGAATAACAAACAGTACGAAACTAATACGCAATAAAGGGTTGATTACATGAAAATAGACAAGTATGGTAAATTCATTTTTATAAATACTGATGAAGAATTTGTAATTATGTTAAACAATAGAGTATACGGGCCTTTTAAACTATCTCGTTTAGATTATTATATCAATAGTTTGTCCTAATCAATAAACATGCAGAAAGGAGGTAACCACGCAGAAGAAATTACAAGTAGCTGCACACTTAAACGACTACGAATACAGTTTACTGCTAAAAGTATATGCTAAGCACACGTCTAGCATGAGCATAGACGAACGATCAAAGTATTCCTTATCCAATATCGTCAAAGTTGAACGCAACGTTCAAGAAGGGTGTCTGAATGTCTATTACGATACTGGTGAATGGTGGCATTATAAAACGGATTTAACTTGGTATTAGAAGATAAAAAGAAGGTGTTGCAATGAATAGAGAATCTCAACGTATTGAAGAAATGCAAGAGATTTACACATATTTAGGCAATGACTGTAATCGAAAAAAGACTATTCGATTCATTGAGTCTAACTATGATTTAGGCGTATTAACAGAGTAGATGAACAAACGTAAGCAATACGAAGGAGCAAAATTAGAAATACAGTCTTTGCTCCTTCGCAACCCAATATTCGAAAACTTATCAGATGTAGAAATAGCAAAAATGTTAGCGGAGCTTTCAATCTCCTATTTAAAGTATCCAGTAATAGAAGCTAGAGGGGAAATGGAGGAAGATGAATGAATATATATCGTGAACGGAAAAGAGCAATATTAAACGCTCTCATAAAGCAATACGGAGTGTCAGAAGCTTATGATATGTATGGAGGTTTTATTGGTTATCGCAAACCAAAATGCTCCATTTGTGGTGCTGAAATATACGATTATAGCGAATGGTCAGAAACAGGCTATGAGATTAAAAAATGCACAAATAATTGTTGGGTTCATACGACTTACAGCTTAACGGATAGACTAGAAACAAAGGGATTTTATTATTATGGCAAATTAACAGAATCTATTTATCAATCTTTTCAAGAACAAATAAAAGAAAATGCTCAAAAGATGAAACAAAAAAATGCATTATTTTGGAGAAAGAAAAAGACACAGAGAAAAAGAAAGGAAGGATTAAATGTTAAAACTATTTAAAGCAAAATTAAAAACAGGCAATAAAACAAAAGAACAACTTATTTCTGAATATGAGGGTGAAACACCTACCAAAGAAGAGTTACAAGCTTATTTGAAAGGATATCATTTAATCAATGGATTGGAAGTAGTAGTTACACCGTCTATCTTTTCTCCAAACGAATATCATTTATGTTTATGGGATGATAAAGACGATGAGAAGATAAGAGAATTTATCTATGCAATCGAACAAGATCCGATGTTCGGAACCTATATTGATAGTTACGAAGAGTTTATCAATGATTGGAAAAATGGCAATTATGAGCCTGCTGGTTCAATAGTGTTTCAAGAAGGAGATATTGAAATAATTGAAGAGATGAAAAGGAAGGAAAAATGATCATCTACACATGCAAAGAATGCGATAAATCGAAAATAGAGTATCGCATTCTTCCTAAATTAAAATGTGATTGCGGTAAATATATGGATGCGGAGGAATGGGAATGAAGTTGCCAAATAATTTCACGGTGAAATCCAAACAATATAATGAGACAGCTTTTGTTAAAAAAATCGATGAAAACAAATTTGTTATAGTTCCTAAATGTGTTTCAAGTAAGTTGTTTTCAATGAACGGATCAATTTATGAAAGAGATTTCGTAGAAGAATCTATAGAATGCGGGAACCTTATAATCATAGACAACCAAGACGAGTTAGACATCATCAACAAGCCGTCACACTACCACAAAAACGGAATTGATGTAAATGGATACTTAGAACAACACTTCCCAAAAGAAGGAGAATTTACCGTATCAGAAGGCTTCTACATCGGCAATGTATTAAAGTATACATCTCGATATAAATATAAAAATGGATTAGAGGATCTAGAGAAGGCTATGTACTACCTTAGTAAGTTGATAGATATAGAGAAAGGGAAGTTGCCGTCATGAACAATCTCGGCAAAACTATTATCGACTGCCGCAGCTACAATGTAAGAATCATAGAAGGGGATAAAATTATCCCTGTTGATTCCTTGCAATGGCGTGAATTTGATGGATATTGTCTAGAGCTTACACTAGATGAAATTGTACAACAAATCAAACCAGCTGCAACACTGTATGTATGGGAAGAAAGTGGTTTAGAAGGAAAGATATACTTATACAACAATTACGGCGACAAAAAGTGGTACGAGCATGGTAAAACAAAAGGATATGCATAGGAGGAATGAAGAATGAGAAAGAGACGAAACGGATTAAGGCCAATAACAGTTACCGGCAAATACAGAACTTATAAAGCTTATTTCCACTGCATAGTGCATGAAGGGAATTTAGAAGATGGAATTTCTCCTTATGCAATTGTTGAAAATGAGGATGGGAAAATTGGCCAAGAGTATATTAATGATATTAAATTCGATGACGTGGAGGGACAGGAATGAACGAAATTATTTTAAGATATTCAGTGTTGGTTTTCAGAAAGAAAATATTAACGGAAATAGCAAATAAATTTGAGGAACAGACTAAGGATAGTGTGGCTCTGTTCATGACAGAAATGTTAGATAATAATGGAGAAGCAAAACTTAACGGTCGTCTAGCGCTAATCAATCAGTGGATAAAAGAAATTGAAAAAGAAATTAGCGACATCGAACTAGAGTGTATGAATGAGGAAATTTACAGCACGCTTCAATCCGCATTAGAAAAAAGAAAAACGGATAAATAATAAAAAAGAGGATGCTCGGCTTTTATCCTTGCATCCTTGACAGTCTTTGTTGCTTCAATTGTTTAAAACCTAAGCGAATAAGCTTTTCGATCGCTTGGCTACGACTATCAATCTCATTACGATGTTTAAATTTATCGATTAAAGTAAGTAATTCTTCATCCATGCTAATTGAAGTAGTTGGTTTATAGTTTGGTTGTTTATAATGTCCTGCCATGTATAGGACCTCCTTTAATAAAGTAGTCTAATAGAGTAATAGTTATATGTAAAAAGTTGAATGATGGTTCAAGTTTTATAGATGGACAAAATTCGAATTGTCCAAAAACAAAAAATTAATCTTTGTTTTCTTTTTCCTTAGTTTCTACTAAAGAAAACAAATCGCCAATATCACAATTTAGCACATGGCATATTGCTGTAATAGTATCATAATGGATTTGATTATTATCATTATTATAAAAACGATCTAATGTACGTCGTGCTATAGGATGACCTTTATCTTTCAATTGTCTTTGTAATTCTGAAACAGATTTAATTCCTTTTTGAACCATTAATAAAGCTAGATTATTTTTAACTTTCAATGTATTGTTTCTCCTTTCAATTGTTTGCCTGTTAGTAAATTATACTATTAATATACAAAAAAGTTTCATAATATGCAAATATTTTTAACAAAGTGATAAAAAAGTAATATTTTCTTAATAATATCAATTGACGAATTTACTAACATGTTGTAAAATTTGATTATAAAGTTAGTAATCAAAGGTTACTTCAAAGGAGGTGATCTTAAATGGTTATAAAACATCGTCTTAAGATACTTATGGCAGAAAACAACATTAATTCTGTTAGTGAGTTAAGTAGAGAAACAAAACTTCCATATGGAACATTACTTAATTTCTATCATCAACGATTTAATGTATTTAACGCTGATTTGATTGCTGCTTTGTGTACTTATTTCAAGTGCGAAATTACAGATTTAATCGTTCTTGAAAGAACTGCGTGAAAGGAGGATAAGGCATGAATGTTCTTTACACGGACAAGCTACCTAAAGGGGTAGTTTTCCAGATGGAAAATGGCAACGTATATATAGGAAAAGGTAAGTAATAGCATTGGGGGATGCTAATAACTTTGTTGGAGGTAATTTAATGAATTTAACTGTAATCAATCATAACAATCAACGTGTTTTAACTACAGCGCAATTAGCCGAATCGTATGGAGCTGACAAACAGCAGATAAGTAAAAACTATACTAGAAACGCCAGTAGATATAAAAAAGGTAAGCATTATTTTGCTCTAAACGGTGAAGAAAAAAGAAGTTTTCTAAACCATGTACAAATTGACGATGGTTCAAAAAACGCCACTACACTTTATCTGTGGACAGAAAAAGGAGCATGGCTGCATGCTAAATCATTAAATACAGATGCTGCCTGGGATGCTTACGAAATGTTGGTTGATGAATACTATTCAGCTGTTAAAGTGTTATCTGAAAGAGAGCAACTTATCGCATCTATGAAACTTTCTTTAGAAACAGCGGAAGAGATTAATCATATCAAAAGCGATCTTGATTTAGTTAAACATCAAGTAATTGAAGAATTAACACTTAACCATGGTCAACAACAAACATTACATCATGAAATTAAAAAACGTGTGGAGTCCATTAAAAATGATTATGAGTTAACAACAAGAGAAATTTACTCACAAATACATAGTCATCTAAGAAGAGCGTTTGCTGCTCCTAAGTATATTTTTGTAAAAAGAAAAGATTTTGAAGAAGCGTTATTGTGGGTGAAAACATGGAGACCATTAATATAAAGAAAAAAGCCTAGTTGTTGGTAGCAACTAGACTAAAAAATTCGATCATTTTATATAGTTTATTTCCTGTTTCCAATTATATACTACTTTTTTATAAAAAGAAACAGGAACTTTTGTTCGATTTACAAAGATTGAAGGTGAAATAATGGGTATATATCGTGTCGTTAAAGATAAAAACTACGTAACTATCAATAAAACGGTACTCAATGACGATCAATTAAGCTGGAAAGCAAAAGGGATTATGGCTTATATGTTGTCAATGCCCGACGATTGGACTTTTTATGTAGAAGAATTAATCAAACACTCTACTGATGGCGAAAAGTCATTTAGAGCTGGATTCAAAGAGTTGAAAGATAGAGGTTATATTAAACGAGTTCCAATCAGAGAAGGACAACGAATTATATCTTGGGAAACTCACGTTTATGAAACACCTCTACTTGCCGATTTTGTACATGTAGAAAATGTAGATGTACAAAACGTACTTGTACAAAACGACGGACTACTAAGTAATGACTTTATACTAAGTAATGATATTAAACTAAATAATAATAATATATATACGTCTTCAAAAAAGAATAATGCTAATTCTTCTTCTAAAAAAATTAAACTAGAAGAATTTGTATCTATGACACAAGAAGAATACGAAAAGCTTATTAAACAGTTCGGAGAAAAAAATGCTGATGAACGTATCGAAACGTTGAACCTTTATAAAGGATCTACAGGAAAGAAATATAAGAATGATTACCTCACTATATTGAACTGGGCAAGGAAAGAGAAGAAAGGAGCAAATAATGGAACCAATATCCGACGTAATGAAAACGCTCATGCAGAAGCATCCAAAATTAGCGAAACGAATGAACGAAGAAAAAAACTCGCTAACATCAAATCAAATACAGATATTGACATCTCCTTCTAATGACTGCCCATATAACAAATGTGATGGTAGCGGATGGATATGGAAAAGAGACTGGTCTAAAAGAAGTATTCCTGGTGCTGCGGATGAATGGAAAGAACAATGCGAGTGTTATGAACAAATGATGAAGCAAAAACACATAGAGAAAAGGTTAGAATTATCTAATTTTCCTCCTATCTTTAAAAATGCGACGGTTGGATCGTTTAATCCTAACGTATACAAAAAGAAAGAAAGTATAGAGATTGCTGGCGTTGCAAAGAAAGCGGCCGCTAATTACGTTACGAACTTTAGAATGATGCAAGAGAAAGGAAAAGGAATCTATTTATATAGCAAAGTAAAAGGGAGCGGTAAAACAAGACTAGCTTCAAGTGTTGCTAACGCTTTAGTAAAAATGTATGGAGTGAACATAGCGTTTTTGAAATCAGATGATCTTATGGACTCTATTAAGAATACGTTTAACGCAGATTCCGCCATTACTGAAAAAGATATTATTAAAACTTTTCGCGAAGTCGATGTGCTGGTTATAGATGATGTAGCGGTAGAGAAAAACAGCGACTTCTCGGAAAGGATTTTATTTAAGATATTAGATTACCGTTTAGAACGGTTTAAAGCCACTATTTTCACGTCTAATCGAACGATAGGTGATATTGGTCAGATATATAAAGAAGGGCGAATAGAGAGCCGTATAAGAAAGATGGCAATAGAAATATACTTACCAGAAGAAAGCGTACGCGATGGAGAAGCAGAAAAAGAGAATGAGGAATTGGAAGGTATCTTATTCAAAAATTAGGAGGAACGATTATGAATAGAAAAGTAGAAGTAATCATGAGTGAATATGTACAACCTTTCGAAGATCAAGTAAACGAAATGTTAGTTATTGCGGATAATCCTAAAGTAACGTATTCAACTGGTATTTATAACGGAAAATTATTATTCATTGCGTTCGTGGAGTGTGACGCTTAAATGGACCGGTACTTCTATACAAATCTGCAAAGAGACGGAGCGCATGCTGAAGAAGAGATAAAAAAAGCTATAGCTGATTTGGTGAGCAGAGGTTTTGAATTAATATATGGACCGGAATGTAATTTACGACAAGCGAAAACATTTACTCAAGATGAATATGGTCGTCATGTATTTAGAGAAAATATTCAAAGTCAATTATGGAGAGCGAGATTAAGAAAGGAAAAGGTGAGAAATCATGGAACAACAAGTATTAACTAAAGGTCAACTAGAAAGGTACGAGATATTTCATACAACATGGAAACATTATTTAGCTTCCGGATTGGTAAAGTGTTCATTTGAGCAATGGCTAACACCACAAGCGAAGAATTTTATCTTACAAGCGGAGTGATTGCGTATGTCGGAGTCTCAAGTAATTGGTCAACTGGAAAACACGCATTTCACAAAGAGACGAAATCGAATCAGAATTGCAATGGAGAAAATGCCTATTGATTGGATGTGGTCAGATAAAGAAGTTAGAATGTTTAAGAAATTTTGGAAAGAAAAGAAACCACTCAGAGAAATAGCATTTGAACTAGACAAAGACGAATTTGATTGTGTGCCAATGGCGCTAGAATTATTATATTTGGAAGAAATTGAGCCTAGGGAAAATTGGAATATATGGTAGGTGCATAGGAATGGGAAATAGGATGAAGCACTTGTATGAACTAGATAAACTATTCGAAAAATGCAATGTATGTACGATATCCGGAGGACGAAACGGAACGAATGCATGTAATGCATGCAACGTATATAAAGAAATACGCAATATTGGAAAAGAACTAGAAAAGAAAAAAGGTGTTAAAAAGAAAGTGGAAATTACACCACTAGAATATATTGATTTACGCTATAGATCGTTTAAAGACGGGAAGGAAATAGCCGAAAAGTTCAAATTATCTCTTACTAAGCTTAATAATTGGATTAAAAAGAATCAAAGTGAAATTGAAACGGAATATGATTTGCAATTTGGCCCATTAACAGAAAGCGAAAAGAAAGTTGCTTCAAATAATGGCATAAGTGAAGAGTTAGCAATGAATAGAATCAACTTTAAATTATATGATCGGAATAAAGCTGTTACACAATCAATCGAACAAGAAAAGAAAGATACCGCATGGAAAGAGTTAGAACATCTAGCAAAAGAAAGAGGGGTATCTTATAACGCTTATGTCGCTCGATTGTATAAAGGTATGTCACCAATGGAAGCTGCGTTAATGGCTAATAAAAGAAAAGCTAATTAAGGGGCGTTGTAAAATGGGGAACAAAGACAAAAGGTTGAAAGAATATGAGGAAGCGAAGAAACAACTTGGGATAGAATTGACAAAGTCTAACAGTCTAGTAAACTCTTTGAAATATAAAATATACGCACTGGAAGAAGAAGTGAAAATGAAAGAAAAGTTAATAAAACACAAAGATATGCAAATAGAAAACTATGTAGAGGAAAACCGAAATTTGCGTGCTCTTGTTCGTTTCTGGGCATAAACTTGAACTATAGGTCAAGATATTAGTTAAAACATTGAGTAACGAGAGGGTGTTTGCCAGATGAACAATGAATTTAATCCATATCCAAAAAGTAAACAGTTGGCAGGACATCAGAAAAATAAGGACCGACCAAAATTCAAAGTACAAAAACCAAGAAAAAAGAGAAAGCCGAAAGTGAATAAAAACATTGAAATGTTCCACGATCGCATTATTCCTCATTGGAAACAACGCGGTAAATTTAGCAAACAAACAGTAAATGATATTTTAAGAATATGGGGGGAATACTGCTACGTTTGTGGCAGTCCTCATATCCAAATTCATCATGTGTTTGAAAAAGGTTTTGGCAAAGGCGGACGTGGCGTTAAAACGAATGGATTACCACTATGTATGACACATCATACAGACCAAAACGAAGGTATTCATCATAACCGCAAGCTTTATGAGGAAGTTAGAACAATGTTCATTGAGAAGTTTGGATCTATGTATTACAAAGACAAATACGATTTGTGGATGGAACAACTAATCGAAAATCCTACAGATGAATTGTACGAAAAATTCATGGAAAAGGAGATAGAAAAATGTCAGAAAAAGCAGATTGGTTAAAATGGCAAAAACAAATCATTCGAGAAGAATATGTAAAAGCGGGTGCTGCTAGTGACAAGACGAGTAGTAACACACAAATCAAAAAACGTTGATAATGACATGTTAACGGTGGTTACGATATTTGAAACTGGATGCAATAAGGTTAAGGCAAAGAAAGAAATACCTTGGGGTAAACGACATCAAGTATTGGTGAAAAGAAGAGATAAATACGATTTTAAGTGAGTAAAAAAATGAAGCAGATAGTATTTTAGAAAAAAACATAAAAATTGGAGGTAATTATGATGAAAAATACATTAGGAGATTTAAACAATCACTTGTTTGCACAATTAGAAAGATTAAATGATGAAGATTTAGTGGGTGAAAAGTTATCGGAGGAAATTAACAGAGCTAAGTCAATCACTAGTGTAGCTACACAGATTATTGCGAATGGATCGCTTGTATTAGAAGCTAAAAAAATAGCTGAAAACAGTCTCGATGCAGATATTAAAGTGCCGAGAATGTTGGAAGGTAAGTAAGTAAGGTGGAAAGGCATTACTATACCGAAGAAGAAATTAAGTTTCTAGAGCAGAACGTAAAAGGGAGAACTAGAAAAGAATTAGCTGAACTGTTTAGTGAACGTTTTAATGTAAATCTTACGGAGCAACAAATAAAAGGAGTTACTAATCGATATAAAATGCGAAGTGGGATTGATAAGAGGTTTAAAAAAGGTCAAAAGGCTTGGAACGATGGTATGAAATGGTTAAATATCGGAGGGAAAGAAACGCAGTTTAAAAAGGGTTCTATCCCTCCAAATTATAAGGAGATAGGAACCGAACGAATAACCGTTGATGATTATGTAGAAGTCAAAGTTTCAACAAATAAGTGGAAAGCTAAACACCATCTTATTTGGGAGAAAGAAAATGGACCGATACCAAAAGGACATGTAGTGATTTTTGGGGACAAAAACAGACGAAACTTTGATATTAATAATTTGCTTCTTGTTTCTAGAAAACAATTGGTTAGGCTGAATCAAAATAATCTTATTCAGGAAGATACGGAGTTAACAAAAGCGGCTATTACCGTTGTAGATATTTATAGCAAATTAGGTGAATTGAAAAGAATTAGATAACTATTGTACGGAAAGGAGTGGAGAAATGAAATGTTATTACTGCCATCAAGCATGTGAAGGTTTAGTTTTTGAGCAGGGTAATTTTTCTATTGTTGCTCATAGAGATTGCGCAGTTAAGAAGCTTGAAAAAGATTGCGATTTAATTATACGAACCAAAGGAGGAAGTTATGAAAGTTAAAGAATTAATAGCCGAACTAAGTAAACTACCAGAATATGCAACAGTTAGAGTCCTACAAAATGAGGACCCATTTTTAAAACGTGGATATGCAAAAGAAGTAATCTTACAACCTCAAGATGATGACGATGATTATTGTGAAAGGTATGTAGATATTAAATAGCACAGTACGAAACTTATCCGCAGAAAGGAATGGTGAAGGGAAATGATTCAAATATATTGTAATGATGAAAACTCAGTAAATAAATGGTTAGCTAGAAATCGAAATGTAGAAATAATTAACATCCAAATGTGCTTAACAGCTGAATATGGAGAACATATTATGGTTGTTTATAAAACGAATGAGGATAAATAAAAAAAGCCAGGAATACTCTTCCCAGCATTAAATAAAACAACCTAAATAAATTATATCATGGGGGGAGTCGTCTTGAAACAAATGTCTTTTGTGCTTCCTGAAATCGACAGAAAAGCAACTCAACAAGCTGTGGAAGGCCATCTGGACACATCCTCAAAGTGAATATACAGAAAAATATTCGTATAGGGTGAATATCAATGAGTTACTTGAAGCAATGGAGAGAGGGGATATTTAATCCCTTTTCTCTACAATTCCCAATGAAGTTGGAATACCCAAGAATATATAAAAACCATGAAAGCTTTATGCTGCCGTATTTACGTAAAGGAAGAGGAAACCTTCATGTTAAGGCAATGTATAAAAATAAATATTCTGATTTTAAAGTTGGGTTGTTAGTAGCGGTGCATTTTATTCGCGAACCAAAAGAAGGGGAATACATTGCAAGGAAAAATGGAATAATCACGGATGATCACATGGGAAACCTTCATTTCCTATCGAAAGTGGAATTGGGTAAAAAATACGGATACAAAGCAAAGAGTAAAGAAGTCATTCAAATAGATAAACAAACAGGAGAAATATTAAACGAGTTTAGATCAGCGCGGGAAGCTGGTAGAAAAACACATTTTAGTTATCAAGCGGTTTTAGATAGATGTAATAAAGTATACGAATTTAAAAACGATAATTTCCTATTCTTATTTGCAGAAGATTATGAGCGTATGTATGAAGAAATTTAAACAGAAAGAAGGAATGATAAATGCTTAACAGAGTTATTTTAGTTGGAAGATTAACGAAAGATCCTGAATTAAGATATATGCCTAATGGTGTTGCTGTAGCTTCGTTTGTTATTGCTGTAAATAGAACATTCACGAATCAACAAGGAGAGCGAGAAGCAGATTTTATAAACGTGGTGGTGTGGCGTAAAGCAGCAGAAAGCGTCGCTAATTACTTAAAGAAAGGTTCATTAGCTGGCGTAGACGGAAGAATCCAAACTCGCAGTTATGAGGGACAAGACGGAAAAAGAATATATGTGACGGAAGTTGTAGCGGAATCTGTGCAATTTCTAGAACCTAAGAATAACCAATCGAACGGTAATCAGCAAACAAACGGAAATAATCAATCTAGCAATCAAGGAAGAATTATTGATGATCCGTTTGCACCAGGTAGTCAGATTGATATTAGCTCGGATGATTTGCCATTTTAAATAAGAGAGGGAATAAATGATGGATATAAAAACGATACTTAAAAATCACAAAGTTGATATTAAAGAAGAAAATGTAATCATCGCTTGCAAAGAAGGAACTATAGAACTTTCTTTAGACGATGGGAAATTAGCTATAGATGTTAGTTTCACCGATAGAGTTATCCATTTACCCGATATAAATATCGATGAATTAATTTAAGGGTTAATTATATGAATCTAAGAAAAGCAACTTTAGGACAACTATATTACCTAGCACGCTATACAGAATATAGAACAGCAGCTCAAGATGAGCTATCAAGGAGAATAAAGCAGCAGTGAAAGAACAAAGACCACCTATCTGTAATTGTCCGTTTGCGGATAGGTGTATGGATTTAAAACAATGGCTAGAGTCAGAGTTTAAGAAGGACGATGCAAAAAGGACAAACGAGCAGTGTATTTACTATTAGGAGATGTATAGAAAATGAAAAATTGGTTAACGGGCCATTTAAATATAGGAAAACGAATTACTATTTATGGAAGAAATGCTATGCATTTTGGTGTAACAATTCGAACAAAAAAGTACGGGTATATTTGTTTTCGATTACCATTTACATGTTTCGGAAGATGGTTTCCCCTTTATCTTTATTTTAGTCCAAATGCAACACCTTGGGCGGCTACATTTATGATTGGGAGAAAACATAGTCGTGAAGATTGGGCGAAAGCTCGGGTGAGAAAAGAGGCATTCGGTCATAACTTTGATACAAACAGTAATTATACCCGATTAAGAAAAATTAATGATTTATAAGGAGATAGAGAAATGAACCTACAAAAATTATTCGAAACACAAAAAGCGCTGCGTGACAGAATCGGCTATAAAGGTGAAGATCGTTTTGAAAAATTAATATTAGCATTGCAAGTAGAGATAGCTGAATGTGCGAATGAGTTTCGTGGCTTTAAATTTTGGAGTAAGAACCAAAAATCAAATTTAATTGATGTTGTATTAAAAAGTGAATACAGAAAAAAGCATAACGTAATTGAAGGTTTTACAAAGTCTGGTACACGTCGATTAATTCTTGATGATATAGAAATACCTTTTACAAAGATAGATGAATTTTACGAGATAAAAAATCCACTCCTTGAAGAATATGTGGACGGATTGCATTTTGTATTGGAGATTGGATTGGAACATGGAATTGACGAATTAATTGAAGTTTTAGCAATTGATGATTTAAAACTATCAAGCATAACAAAGCAGTTTACACTTTTGTTCCAAACGGACTGGGATGTGTATGAGGAAGGTAATGGTGGATATTATCATGAAGGTCTTGAATTATACATCGGTCTAGGTGAAATGCTCGGATTCACTTGGGAAGAGATTGAAGCAGCTTATTTTGAGAAGAACAAAGTAAACCACGTAAGACAAGATACAGGATATTAAAAATATAGCCCGGTAAAGAAAATTCTTTATCAGGCTACTACTAAATATAGAATTGGACGATTAACATGCTAAATAAACAAGACATACTATCAGACTTAGAAGCGACTACAAACTATAGCTATGAATATTTAAAGAGTTTATCAGATACAGAGTTACTTAGCTTGTATGAGAAGAAAGGCGGTAAACCGAATGACTAGATACGTAGGAATTGATCCATCGACTAAAACAGGGTTAGTGATATTAAATGAGGATGGAGAAGTATTACATACAGAAGAAATTACAACAAAGAAAACAAAAGATCCGCAACGTTTTATTGATATCGCTAATAAGATTAAACATCGGTTAGCGTTTGGTGATGTTATATGCATTGAAGGATTCTCTTATGGATCGAAAGGAAAGGGAGTATCTACTCAATACGGAATAGGGTGGCAGATACGTAGTATGCTAGTTACAAACGGATTCGATTATTACGAAGTGGCGCCGGGCGCATTAAAGAAATTCGCATCGGGGAAAGGAAATACGAAGAAAGATGAAATGGTTTTACCTATATACAAACGATGGGGGTTCGAGAGTTCGTCTGATAATATCAGAGACGCTTATATTCTCGCTCAAATTGGCAGGGGGATGGAAGAGTTAGGGGAATTGACAAAATTCCAATATGAGGTCATTAAAACGGTTAAAGGTGCGTGAGGTAATGTTAATTAAAATATTTGATAAAACATTAGAGTTTATGAAGGACATAATGATTGGATTAATATTCTTTTTAATGTTGATAGGCATTGTGGTTATTACGAAAAATTTCCTAATGTCGTTTTTAGAATTTATAACTCATTACGTTTCACTAATATTGCTGGTGTTTATGATTTGGTATGTAGGTTTTATCTTTCGAAAAGGAATTAACAAAAAGAAAGGATGATGAACAATGAGTGAAATTGACTTTAGTATATTTTCTAAAGAATACTTACGATATTTGTTAGAACAATGCGAAATAAAGATAGAATTTTATACAAAATTAAAAGAAATGGCTGTAGAAGAGTTGGAAACATATTGGGGATATCATGAAGATGTTATTTGTATGAAAGAGACAGCAAAATATATTGAAAAAGCACTTGAAAATGATGATGAACCACATGTCGTTATTAAAGATTTTAAAATACATGAAATTAACAAGAGTTTTTACGGGGAGAATCACTAATGCAGCATCCTATACAGGAAACACCGCTAACGCCTGAAGAATTGAAAGCAGTTATAAAAGATGACCTTCCTAGGGGAGCAAGTCTAGCAATTGCTACTCATAATGATATTTTGAAATCCATTAACGCAATGGAAGAACATCTTGATTCACTTTCACCATTTCAAATAGCAAAGCTAGAACATTATTACAATCGAGCGGAAAGAGAAGCGTGGAAGATCGCTGGATACTATAAGAGTCAATATCAATTTTATTTCGGTAGAGCCGCAACTGAACGTGGACAGAGTTATGTATATGAGCGTGAAACAAATAAAAGAGCCATCAATGATTCTAACTATGCAAGTCGTATTTTAGAAGGAGTCAATTTAGAAAAGTCAGGTATTTACGAAGGATATTTTGTTACCTGGAGAGGAATCGCTTTAAGTTACCAAGGCATGCAGAATACATTGAAAGATATGTTGAAGGCTATTGGGTTAGAAGGTGGCGCTTGATTATGTCTAATAGACTATTCATAAAGTAAAAATCAAATTATTAGAATGATGAAGTGAGTGTTTATAAGGAAAATATGGTATAATTGAGTTATATAATTACGGTTGAAAACTTGAACCATTATTCAATTTTCGTGAGGTGGTAAAGATTTATACTCCTAATTGGAAAATGGATTTAGATATAGAAAATAAATGCGGAAGTTGCGAAAACTACAGACAATATGTAAAAAATGGATATTATACTGCGAGAGGTACATGTCATCTGAAAGGTAAGTACAAAATGAGAACGGAAAGTTGTTCTAAGTATAAAAAGAAGGGTGAGTTAGGATGACTATAGTGGCTGTAGAACAAATAGGACCATTAAACACACTAAAATTTTATCAAGATGTATGTAATCAAGTGGAATTTTATGAGGAAATGGTAGAAAGTATAGAAAATGAATGGAAAATACAATATAGGCTATTAAGTGGCAATCCTACACCTAATCGAAATGGTGGATTCGTACCCGTCCCGATGGATATTGTAGCTGGGAGAATGGATAAGATAAGTGACAATTACGAACAAATGAAACAAACATTAGAGTTCAGCAAGAAAATGAAAGAGAAAGCAGAACAGATATTAGCAACATTTGACGGAATAAAGCACAAAATCATTTATTGCTATTATGTACAGGGAATGACACTAAAAGAGATAGCCACAGAAACGGGATATAGTTACGATTACATCAAGAAGCTTAAATCACAAATTGGCAGGGAATTAGATGGAGAAAAACTTGAACAATAGGTCACATTTTGTACACTGACACCTTGAATAATATGTGTTATAGTAATAGTATCAAATAATAATAATTTATAGCCTACTTTATTACTATTTGGTCTTTCTCCTTTAATTTTATGACCTATTTTTCTAATTCCTATCCAATATGTTCTTACCTTCTTTCAAAAGGCGCTATGATGTAAAAGTCTAGCGTCTTCATTTTTATGCGGTGTCGGAATAGGTAGACGATTAGAATACATAAGGATTGTGCTGTGATGTAGATGTATGGCTGCATAATAGGTGATTTGCCTAACGGTTGTATAAATCAATCCATGTAAGGTGCAAATCCTTACCCGCATATTGACAACTAAATAAGCAACAAGCCTAATTGAGCTATATCCATTTAATAAACTATATAAAGCAATATATAGTTGGCTATACGCCGGTAATAAAACAAGGGTTCGAGGTTATCTCGGACGAACATGGGAAGATTCGCGAATATATGGAGTTTAGCTATTTGGCCAGTGGGGCGAATCAGGTATAAGTTATGGTTGCTTATATCAGTTTCAATATATTGTGTGTAAGATTGTGTAAGATGTATATGGTTGTTGACACTCTAGAGATAGGGTGTCTTTTTTATTATCTGTAAACTGGGTGCTAAATACAAATATATAAGTCGTAACATGAAGGGTCGCAACCTTCCTTATATGTTTAGTGCCTAGTTTAGAGAAAATAAAATCATCCATAAGTGATGGGAGTGTGAGGTGTAATGTAATGGCTAGAGAAAGAGATCCTAACAGAGACAAAGCATATCAATTATGGAAAAAGCATAATGGGGAAATAACGAATAGAGAGATAGCAAATAAGC